ATTCCAGTCAATGTGGCAATAACATCCACACCCAGAAAATCCGCGTTCATCTTCATGGCCCCACGCATAAAAACAAAATGTGTGAATCCCAAAGAAACACCAAATAGTAGGAAGTGGGTCGCCATCTAATCCGGTTCCTACGCGAATCGAACGTAGCCAATTAAGCATCTTTCCCCTTCTCCACCGCCGAACAATTCCCTGCCAACATATCAAACCCGCATTGGTTCATGATTTGTTCGGCGATTATGTAAATATCACTCATCGTTTCGGGGCCTCGTCCCACAAAAGATCTATGAAATGGCACAAAAGGATATTCCGTTTCCATACCTCCGCGCGTTTCAGGCGAAGGTATACACCGTTCATGACGAGCGTCTTGTCATTCATTGGAATCCCAAACTCCCTTTCCGATATTTCGGGTAGCGTCCTTTGTGTTTCTGACATGCTTTCCTTTTCCATCCGTGGAAATTGATGTTGTAGAGTGTCACATCATATCGCTTGCAATCGACACAGCCCCACACGCGGCGGTCATTCGACGTCACTGGCGGTTCCGTCACCTCTGGGGAGGGGGCAGGACCCGGAGGTACAACCGGTAGGGGTTCTGTCGCCGCTTTGCGTTCGTCGTTTCGGGCAGAGGTCTTGGTGCGCCACTTTTGCCATATACGTTTCAAGGGCCCCATCCGGTTGCCTCCTTTCAATCACTTGTCCACAGTCCTTACATTTTAGTTGATCCACCATAAAAGTACCAAGGTAACAAACATAACAAGAAATGTCCGGCCATTCATTACACTCCCACCGCCAGATGCGCGGATCGACTCATGGTTGCAGGTCTACTGACCACCGGGATAAAGATAATGCGGGTATGCGGCAGTTTCTTGAATTTCTCCAAGTTGAACCGAATCACTACCAGGTTCGACGGCGCGTTGTCTTCGCGTTTACCGTTTTTATGGAACACTCTTTCACCTTCCAGCAAGTCCCGGTGAACGACACTGTTCCGGGCGACCATGCGATGTTCCGCTTCCCACTTCCCATCGGTTCGTTTAATGAACCGATACCCTGATGTGCGTAGAATGATCGTTCCACTATGATAATTGTGCATCCTATGATAGTCTGGCATGATTAACTCCTTCCACTATATTTCTTAAGGGCTTGAATATCTAAAGCGTAGTCTGAAATCAGTAACCGCAACTCCAGATTTTCTGCCTTTAAGATTTTGATTTCGTCGCTGGACCCGTTGGTATGCACCAAGGGTACAATGGTTCGTACGGCTTTTTCAGCCTGTTTACGGCTTCGGGATAAAGCACTTAGAAACGTCGTGGGTTTAATCCCCTTTTCAAGACAGAACCCTTTCAGCGTCAACTGATCTTTTCGCTGTTCGTATTCGGCAATGATCGGGGCCCATTCTTCGGCGGTTCGTTCTTTGTACGCTTTGGGATTTAACCCAAACTTATTTTTCCAGCCGTTATATATGAAATAGGTAATGCCGGCTTTCTGAACGGCTTGTTGTGCGTTCATCCCTTCCCGTCGGTATTGATCGACTTCATTTACTTTCTGCATTCTTTCATCATCTGTGTGAACTGTCATGGGTTAGTCCTTTCCTATGTCCTTCACCACAAAAACGGTTCGTGGTTCATCGGATCGTCTGACAACATTAAATTCGCGGCCAATGATCTGTCGATCATCGCGCCACAAGATACCATTCCCTGCATCAAAGAGGGCCTTTAAACAGTTGTCGGCATCGCCCCTTTTCACGCCATAAAACACCACTTCAATTACGACATCGTTTAGTAAGAGCGGCATCCCCTGACCGGCTTTCTGTTTGAGTAGTTGCCACGCCAGTTCGTCTTTGGCTTCTTTGGACGGATCGTAGAAATGTCCTTGCTTACTTTTACGGGCGCGTTCTTGAACCACCGGAGGCCCCGCAATCTCAAAGTGATAGGATTTCACGAAATCCCCGTTTCTTTCTTTAAGCGGAGGAATTTCAATTCCGTTTCAATCAAGTCAATCGTATGAATCATTCCTTTTAAGAGATACCGCGATTCGGTTAACTTCTCAATTAGTTTGTTAATGACTTCTTCTTCACTTCTCATTGAATCGCTCCTTTTTCGATCATCTGGATCAAGGCCAAAGCTTCCGAATCAAACAGGTCTTTGGAGGACTCTTTCCCAAACGTTTCTTTGATAAACCATTTGAGTTTGTCCGGTTCGACTTTTTTCTTTCGGGCAATTTCGTGAAGTTTGGCAAAGAACTTACTTTCCGGGGGCCTTGCTTCATGCGCGATTTCTTCTTTGGATAAAGGCGGTGTCTCGGTTTTTGTTTCAATCAATTTCGGTTGCGGCATTTTCACCGGCGGTTGTCCTTTCATATCATCGGTCACTTCCTCAGACGGGCATCCCTCATACCCGGCCAAGATCGCCACGAATCGAAACTTGTTGGACAAGGCTTTCGATCCCGCGCGGGTCTGCGCCATACTCGCCAAGGCATACATCGGTTTATCTTTCCATTGGGGTTCGTCGCGCATACAGTAGGCGACACTGCCGCCCACCACTTCCCCGGTCTTATCATTCAATAAATCGCACTTAGCGAAGAACCCTTTTGTTCCATCAATGTCGCAAGGTTGCGCGTCTGCGGTTCTTACCGAACAATGGTAAAAAGCTCCAATCGTTTGCCAGTGATGAATTTCAAGGTATCGTTTTCCTCTGAATACGAGCGGGGGTTTATCGTTTAAGGTAATGACCCGTTCCAACGCTTGCGCGGCATCGCGAGCCGATAACAGTAAACTTTCCGGCGTTTGGGCTACGAGTTCTCCTGTTTGTACGTCTAAGACTTCTTTATCCATTCTTATCTCCTTATGAAAACGAGGGGGTAGCGGATAGTTGGAGTACCGCTACGGGTCCATGTTCTAACAAGTGACTTCAAGGCACCGTCCAACACCCATAACCCCCAAATCATTTGATACTCCGGGGATGGGCCTTCTTGAACCAAGCGTATAAGCCCATGGTATTTTCCCATAGATTCGGGTTCATCGGGTCGTAATCGATCAGTCTGAAAGTTCCGTCCTTAAACAGTTGCAAAACCCGAAAAGGTAAAAGCTCGTTACAATTTTCGCCCCAAAGCATTTGCTGAGCGGCCCCTTGCAGTTCCGAGGCGGGGTCTACGTCCTTGGAGGTTTTATAGTCTACAATCATATCGTCTAAAACCAAATCTAAAGTCCCGGCAAAGTTCAAGCGTTGGCTATACAAGGATATTTCCGTCGCGCAGCGTACGCTTTTTTTGGTTTTAGTCCACCAGGCTTTAAAGCCCTCGAAGTAGCCCCGGTAGGACTCGTCAAGTGTCTGCTCGTCTAAATTGTCGCCAAGGTATAATTCGATGGCTTTATGCGCCGCGATCCCGCGCGTGGCAAAATAAGGATCGATGTAAGTCGTGTCTTTGGTGAGGCCCAAGGTTTTAATAATTTCCGTAATTCCGGGTACACGTTTTCCCTCCCAAAAGTATTGATGCTTTTCCGGTTCTAATATTAAGCCCTCCATCTTTTTTCCCTTCTAACTGGTTCTGTGTATTTTTCTAATGCTAGCAGAAGCACATTAGTTAATTTTGTAGGCATAAAGAATCCCCGGTAAGCGTCCAAGGAGGCCGCCTAACGGGGGATAACGGGTCATTATTCATTAAGTTAAAGAGCATGGTTAAATTCTTTCTTCTGAAACTCCTACAGGGCCGGGGGGATACTAGAGTCAACGCGGGGTCCGAAGACCGCTTATGCTCGTCTAGCCCCTTTCCGATCCTTGGTAGGCTCGATTCCTAGATAGTAGAGAGTTGTTCAGGACAACACAAATATCAAGCGTTTCGCCGTTCCTCTACACGTTTAGTCTATCTAAGCGATGTTTGTACTTCCTCACTGACAACCCCCTCGCGGGAGCTTTAACACCGTGTTACTCGTTATAATGCTAATGGGCGATTCCGAATCTCCCTTCAACGGAAGAAACGAACCGAACCACGTTTTTACGCTTCCAGCGGTGTTTGTCATTGAGAGAACGTAGCACCGTCTTTAAGGTTTTGAGTTCCCCGGTTTCCGGGTTCATCACCTTTTTCTTAAGGATCGGGAACGTCCTTTCGAGATAGTCCCCGACCATGTAGTTATGAACCTCGGTTTTTCCGGTGTGGCCTTGGTAAGCCGCTCCTAGAATGTCGGAACGATCTTCCCCGGCAAAGTAAACCCCATGCGCCCTCTTGGGCCGCATCGCAATTCCTTTGGTCATAGCCGCGCTCAATGTCATGCGTGGTGTAGCTTCTGTGTTTGTTGGCATCTTGGTATCACTCCCTTTCGATACGAAATTAAAACGGTTCTCTTTTTCATTCAAGTAGACGGATAGTGCTAACAATCCAGCGGCAGCAGTAATAGCTAAGCCTACGGCGGTGTTGGGTGTCAGGGTCATTGGGTTTCTTCCACCGTAGGCATTTCAGATCGGAGAGAATTGTCATGGTCTAAGGTAAAACGGATCGCGTAACGTACAAAGTTCATGGGGGAATGACGAAACCTGTCCTCTTGACACGCTTGGTCAATCCGGTAACGTAAATGCCGACCGTCTTTGCCCGATCCCAAATACACCGATAATCGATAATCTTCTTTAGGCATAATCTGTAAATCTCCTTTTTACCCTGACTATTACATTATACCAGACTAGCTCACAGTGGGTCAAGAACATTTTTATTCATCCTCATTTTCTTCGGGATCTGGTGAGATCGCTGGTTCACCTTCCCCCATGCGCGGTGATATCATGGCATGGTCAAATGGTTGCCCTTGAAGGGGATCAAGGGACATGTCCTCTAGCGTGGGTGTCAGGTACGTGATCCTACGGCGGGGCCGGGACTGTACCGCCATCCGTCCGAAGTCATGCCAAGTGCGCTCGTAACTGACTTTTTCCATGAGGGCCCTCAAATGGCTCTGGACGTGCTTTAAATCGGCTTGCAGCGTCTTTTTTGTGCAGAGGAATGGTTGCGTGTCACTACACCTAAACCCCGCGATTTTAGCCAATTCTGTGTAAATTTGCTTTGCAGTCACGTTTTACCCGCTTTCTGGGGAAACTGTACCCGTAGACCTCAATTTGATCTTTTGGAGTTGATTTTTCGCGCAGTTCTTGTTCTTCGACTATAGAATTTAGAGTCAGATAGCAGCGGTTACGACTGATCTGAAACAAGCAACCTAGTTGATATTTTTCTAGGGATGTTATCATTGATGCCTCTTGAGATAGGTAAAATGTCGCTCTAAATCAGCGCGTGGGACAGTAAATTTATGATCCAGAACCTTAAGAAAGACATAGCGGGTGGTCATATCATCGACGTAGGCGGTGATCCGTCCGTCTATGGTGATCCATACGCCAGCGCGTAACCGGGTGCGCCGGGGACGGTTTTCAATCGCACGCGCCAGCCGTGTTTGATGGACGAGTTCCGCGCGATACCTGGCGCGGCTGGCGGTTGTATCCTCCTCCACACGCCTTAATATCTCAGCGGCGGCTTGTTCAACGCGTGCAACTGGCATATTAGCTAACCCTTTCGTAACCGAAATTCTCTAAATATTGTCGATCAATATTAAAAATGTGCGTTGACCCTAAGACGGTTAAATACACCTGTCCGGACCCTTCATAGACCACCACGCAGGGGATACCATAGATGATAATGCTTCTACCCTTCAACGGGCTACAACTTGCCAACTCCACAGATAAGATACCGGGAAACGTCGCACGTATCGGCATTTTAGCTTTCTCCTTTGTAGGGGCGTATTCCAGCTAACTGGAAACAGGCGTAACAGACATCACTTGAAATCATGCGTTTGACCTTACCGCAGTCGTAACACATTTCATCGGCATGGGGTTGGATGATGTCGGCTACCCGGAACCCGACCGATAGCGTCTGTTTCGGGCAGCTCGTATGGCATTTATGCGCCGGGGCGGTGCGTTGCTCAGGAACATATTTCGACTGGTCGTTGTCCCAGACGTACCCTTCCCGCCACGTTTGACCCGGCCTGAACATTTCCCCTTCACAGTACGCGCTTGGGGATGATCCGAACGTATAGGACTTGTTACAGGGCAAGCGTTTGGTGGTTTCAAGTTTCAGGCCGTCCCAGACGTACATTTGACCTTCGGCTAGTTCCTTGACCCGTTTACAGCCGATCTGATTTAACATATCATCCTCTGAGGCCAAGTACACCGCCTTATTACGAAAACCCCGGTATAGCGGGTTTCCTTTATGGAAGGCATGGAGTTTCCCCGCTTCAATCCAGACCAAGGCAATCGGGCCATAGAACGCTGAGAAATCGCGCTTTTTGATCCCTACGATGAGACATTCCGAATCGACGGTATAAGTACCGAACGCCTGATAGTTGGAGATGATCCCGTTATGCGCCCATGTGATATTTGTTTCCTTATCGTAAAAAGGATGGGCGTTTTTATCGGTCACGTCCCCCGTGGTGGCTTGCCGGGTATGCCCGATTAAGACCGCGCCGTATTTAGCGGCGTGACGAATTGCCGGGGCTAGCGTCACCGGAAAAGCGACGAGCGGATTTTGAGCGATTTTGGCAACCCGTACCACACCGTCCACAGACCATCCGACTCCCGCCGATTCATCCCCGCGCTTTTCGGACAAGCAGCCAAGAGCAATCGTGTACCGCGATTCGATCTTTCCGGTAGCCGCTAGTAGGCCGCACACCGTTAAGACCTCACCCGATCTATCAACCTCACACAGTTAGCCGCTACCCACCACGGATTGTTAATCGGCGCAATCACGCCAATGGGTTGTGAATTATCGGGATTTAAGGCCGTGACGCGGTAACGGTGTCCGACTTCAACCCCGCCATCTTCCGTTGGGGATATGACCTGTACGGTATCCCCCACACAGTACCCATGAGCAGGTAAGGGTGGATATACCCGGGCATTGGACCGGGCCGCTTCAAACTCTTGGGACATGCGCTCTAAGACGTTCCTCCACGCGCGGGAATCGGTGGATTCTTCTCTGGCATGATATTGCATGATCCGTTCACGCTCTTGGAGTTTTTCCAAGGGTTTCCCGAAGGGTTCCAACAGTCCAGCCTTAGACGCTAAAAAGACCGCCGTTTTAGCGGCGACTTTCTTGGGAACGTCCGGCAGAATAAACGAATCACGCACCAACTTAAAGGATTCTTGCAGGTTCTTTTTTTCTTTCTCTAAGCGGGAGGCATCAAAGATTAAGGCCCATGAACTCATAGCCATCAAGCGACAAACGCTGATCCATGACAAGAGCCACGTATAGCGGGCAGTGGCCCCCATCAACCGGATTTCGACGGTACGTATCCCGCCCGGTCTGAACACCTCCACCGGGTTTACCCATTGGTAACGGTCACGGTTACAATGTTTGGACGGATGATATTGCAGAGCCCCAATCGATTCAGGATTGACGCGCCATGAGCGGCAGTAGGCGTTATCCGTACGTGACGGGGGAACCGCCTTAAATGCGTCGGTTTCAACTTCTCTAGCCAACTGCACAAACCACTGCGCCCAGTCATGCAACCGCCGGGAACGATTCGCCAGCCCCAAATGCACATGAAATCCACAGGAGGCGTTCACTGTCAGATCGGGATCGGTCGCTATCGCCCGGAGGCACCCTAACGATTTCGCCACGTTCGTGACGTGTTCTTTACGGATACGGTATTCGAGTCCTTCGCCATCGACAGAACCGTCATGGCCCACTTCCACACCGGGGACATGCACCGAGGCCCGGTGCGTCGCTTCTAGTTCCCATCCTAAAGTAATTTGCGGTAACATCATTTCGCGTTGATTCACTGGGTAATCTCCTTATAATGTTTGGGGTCTAAGTAGGCGTAAAGCAAATCCACGTCTTTACGGTGCTGTAAGGCTTTCTGGACTAACTCCAAGACGAACCGGCTGGACCCGTCCCGGCGTTGCGTCACGACATGCCCCACGGCAATCATAAAATCGTCGGAGGCAGAGAACAACCGCCCTAAGATCGCGTGTAACTCCGGGGACATTTGGGACTTACGAATTTTCTTTTTTTTCATGGGAAATTCCCTCCACTAAAATGAGGCTTTCAAGTGCGTCAATGGCGACATCGGCATCCAACAGCCCTAACTTGTAGCCATGCCACGGCATTACACTTTTGTTATGCACTAGGGCAACTCTGCGCTGGCGGTATCGCTCCAAGGTTTTGCGTCGCTGAATCGTTGAAAAATTAACCATGATTTTATTATACCATTTCTCCCCTAGTCTAGTCAACTATCTGTAGTGCGGAGTTAGTGAGTCGTCCCAGTTAGCTAGATCGCCTCCCAGACGAGGATTTCCCCTAATGTCTGGGGATTGGATTCGTGCGCTTGATCCTTGTCGATCGCGGCCAGTCGTGCGTCAGCGTCGGCGCGGGTTTTGTGCGCCGAATCAATGTGCGTTAAGAGTTCGCAATCTAAGCAGCGCATCACGACGATAAAAACGGTTACGGTTTCTAGCGGACGGGGCATAATTTCACCTCGATACGATCCGTAGCGGATTCTTTGAGTCGTAACGCATCGGCGCGGTTATCGGCTTCGTAACGGTATATGTAGACGTTATCCATGCGCTTGATCGAGCTACAGTCTTTGCACACCACCGCCACCAAGTAGACATGGGAAAGTAATGTTTTTCGTATCATCGAGGTAGTACCGTCCGGTCTAAGAGCCATGGTTGTAAATCAAGAATAAAAAATGTGACGTTATGGGGGTCTAAATACATCAGCGATTCATCCCCCTTTTTATCCATGATCCGTAAGCCTTCCGTCACTCCTTTAACGGACGTTTTACAACCGCTTTCCCCGCACGACCATTTTCGAGTGAGCATTATTTTTTCCTTTCTAAAGCGCGAATCTGGCGACGGTTTCCGCGCTTCCGAGGAATCGGGATTACTTGGGGGGAGTTTTTTCCCACGCCACACTGTAACCCGGTCGGAAACGAAGATGGGACGGAAACCGCCGCCGTACCCGCGATACACCGCACACCGCTTTTGTTCAAACGTCCGATCTGTGCATCAGCGCAAAACAGCTTGCCCCTCACACCTCGGACACGCCAGCGGGTACTTGTCATTCGGGCGATTCGCGCTTTAATCATTTAGGCCGCTTCGCCTTCCTCACCGTTCGGATTTTCTCCGACGCTTTCCGGTGTCGCCGGTGGTGCTTGCGGCACTTCCGGCGGCTTTTCCATCGTGACTTTGCGTTTCGTTTTCGTCATGGGGTCAACCTTTCCTCGCTGGAAGTAACCCAGTCGTTCCATTTCTTTGAGCGTACGTTGCGCTCGTCGGGATCGCATCTGAACGATCCTGCCCACTTCCTCTATCACAGCTTCCGCCATTGATTGCATTACGGTTCCTTTCGTTGACGTTGGAGTTCGATCCATACTATAATGAGACAGAACACCGTCCACCCAGAGGGATAGGCGCATAGGACAAAGAGCAACGCGACCTCTAACGAGGGATTATAGGCCAGCCAGACCCAGACAGCCGTTACAAACAGATTCAGGAAGATCGCCATATATCCCCGCTCACCGCCCTATGGGATGAGCAGGGGATAGGGCTACCGTCTGTTATTAAATACGTCGTCGCTGATAGGGATGAATCGATTTTGATACTGGGCCTGTGTGCGTGAATCTAATTCGGTACACACCTGGCGCAATCGAACCGCCATCGATTCCCAGTCGGTATCGTAATGCGTGAGCGTTAATTCCTCGTCGATGTCCGTTAGAATCTGCTTTATTTCCTTGGTTCCCATGTGTTCATCACCCCTTATCTATTGTCTTAGTCTGCTTTGCATGTTAGTTACTTAACCTAGTTCATTATAGCAAATGGGATGGAATACGTGTCAAGGAAATAATTTAACTAATTCAGATTATTTTTATGATTGTTTAACTAGGTCATCTAGTACCCCAAATTATTTTTAAGGGCCTAGAATCGAATTTATGTGTGTTGACCGTCGATGGATTGACTTCATTTAAAGAAGATGGTAGAATTAACTCATTCATGTACGACAATTTCAAACCCCGCAAACTCCATTGTCCCTTCTGCACGTATCCCGTCGGTGTTCCGATCAAAGAGGGGCAACGGCGCGGGGTTTTATTTAAAACCGGACACTGTTCGAAGTGTAGTTTATTTGTTACGGTCGAGATGCCCTTGAGTGCTTACATCTTTTCGAGCGACCCCGAATTTAAGCCCAAAGCCTAGAGGTGACTTATGGCGTGGATACAATCGCATGAGGAAATAGGCGACCATCCCAAGACGCTTAAACTGGCAGAATTGCTTAATATCCCTGTCCCTTATGCCGTTGGTCTAGTGCATTTACTCTGGCATTTTACTTTGAGATATGCTTGGGAAAATGGCGACTTAAGGCGTTATTCTGCGGGACAAATCGGGACGGGAGTTAAGTGGGATGGCGATGCACTAGTGTTACTTTCAGCACTTAAAAAATCAGGCTTTTTGACGCGCATGAAAGTGCATGATTGGAGCGAATACTCAGGGCGTTTAGTACATGACCGACTACGCTATAAGTTAGCGAACACCATCCGTACGGAATCCGTACGTAAACCGTACGTTGACCGTACGTTGACCGTAGCCAAGAGTAGAAAGATAAGAAAGATAAGACAAGACTTTGACGTCAAAGACTCAACTATATTAAGAGGTGAACCGGAGGAGTCGGCGCTTGGGCTGGTTAATGGCCCCGCGCCTCCTCCCAAAGCGAGTCATGCGGACAACTGCGCTTGTGAATTGTGCTGGCCTAAAATCTTTCAACGGTAAGTGCTATGACTGATCCGATACCTGGTGGTGCTGACCCTGCTATAACTGTCCACGACAGGACGGGGTTAAGAACCACCCCTCGTAACCTTGACCGGGCAAAGCTCACCGACGCAATCATGCGCCATTGGCCTAACCTAGCGCAAGCCGCTAGGGAGTTAGGGGTCTTAGCCTCATCGTTACACTGGCAGAAGGATCATAACCCGGTGGTCGCTCGCATTTGTGCAGAAGCCGACGCGAAGGGGTGTGATGCTCTGGAAGCGGTCCTCTACCAGCGAGGTGTCTCAGGCGAACCGTACACGTTCACCGACCGGATTGCTTACCTTCGCGCACATCGACCGGAGTTGTACGACCGGGTGAAGCGCGTGGAGATCACCGGAACCAGAACACCCCGCGCAGAAGCCGAGGCACGCGCGAAGCTCGCTGAGGAAGCTATTGACGCTGAGATCGTTGAAGGCTATCGCACTCGTAAAGCACGAAAGGCAGGGCCACCCCCATGACAACGACAAGGCCACGTCTACGCCGCAAAAGCCAAACACATAGTCCGTCCTTTACAGCCAGGTCTCCGAATATCCCGCCGTATTTTTCGAAAGTACCGTGGGAAGATAGTCGTTGGGAAACGTTTCATAAGGCCCGGGCTTTTAACGAAGTGCGGGACGGGGAAGGGAAAATAATTTGGCCCTGGGAAAAATAAATTAATTTAGCGCTTGACAAAATTCGAGCGTGGTGGTAGGCTTGTCGCTATGAAGCCGGAACGACGCACGGCGCATTTAGCGGGGCTCGCACTTTTTGTGGGGGCCCTCTTTTTTTATGGAATGACTGCGTCGGTGGCACTCGCTTCGCCGGTGGAAGATGCCAGTTATTACTATTCTGGGGCGAACACCTACGTCTGTGCGTCGACCACGACCGCTCCGACGATATCCGCGGCGGGACTCTCCGTGACCACGACCGGACTGATTTTAGTAAACCCCGTGGGGTCCGGTGTGAAGTTGGTGATGCTGGACACCGGTGTCGATATTTTGGCGTCTCCGGCCGGTGCGACGGGACTGTTTCTCGCCTATAACCTGATGAATTCAACAGGCGTGACCGGTGCCCTTCCGCCGGCAACGATTTCAAGTGCCTTCGTCGGGCAGAGTACGGGGACCTTCGCGAACACCAAAGCCTTGTGTTATAGCTCCGCGCAACTTCCCGCGGTTCCAGTTTTCTTTCGAGCCTTAGGGGGCACGACGGGAGCTTCCGCCATTGGCGGTGTGCAGTTGATTGACCGAGAGTATCCGATCGGTTCGGTGGTGGTTCCGCCGGGAGGAATCCTTTCTTTGGGGGCGAGCTCGGCCACTGTGATGATCGCTCATTACACCTGGGTGGAAGTGCCGTTATGAGCCTTACGCTGCGCAGGACATGGCCGATTTTAGTGGAGTTAATCGACCGTTACGCGGATGAAAAGAACCCGTTGGGCTTGACGCTAGTAGACACCCAGAAACATTTTGAAGGGAAAGTCCGGCGTGGGAAAGTGATGTTGACGGCCGGCCACATGGAATCGGTCAAACCCGGGGACGTAGTGCTTTTTAAAGCGACGGCGGGGTTTACCTTGGACGGCGACCCCGTCGATCCGACCAACCCCTTAAAAGGCGAAAAGATGCGGTTTTTAAAAGAGCACGAATGTATCGCCGTCGAAGAGAAATTCGAGGTGGCGTAAAGGTGGTGATCTGCGGTCAATGCAACGGCAACGGAAATTGTATCGGCACCGAATCGACGGACGACATCAAAGACAACGACGAAAGTTTCTTTACGCCGTCGGGGGTCCTGCCGAATATCGTCTGTACCCAATGTCAGGGCAAAGGCTATTATTAAATGGCGAGTTTCTTGTGTCCGTACTGTAAAGGGGTCGGTGTGACCTCTGACGGTGACACCGAAGTCAAAGACCTCAAAACCGGCAAAGTCCATGGGCCTCATGCCGGGGCCCCCTCGGTGTCGATCGGATGTACCAGTTGTAACGGCACCGGGATTGAACGGGCGCATTCGCCCTTGTGAGGAGGTTGTTATGAGCATGGTCTGTACGCAATGCAAAGGCCTTGGCAATGTCGCCGGTCCGACGGGACAAGCGCTCACTGCGCCGAATGCGTTCACCTTCACCAATGTCACGACCGGTTCGGAATATCCCTGTCCTTCCTGTGGCGGCACCGGGAAGATGAACGCCTTCGGGTCCAACGGGTTTTAAGGATGACTTCGAACATGATGATGCAGGCGGTCGTCTTACAAGGCGAAGCTTCCAACGACTCCGGTCTTGTGAAGCTGGCCGGGTTCATTACGAACTCCGGGGACATTTCCAAGAAGTGCGAGGAAGTCTTTCCGCCGGACTCCGGCTGGCGTAAACTGGCGCATACCGAATCGAACGGCCGCATGATGTTACTGGCCCTGCAATCGCCGACCGACGCCCCCTACATCCCAAGGAAAGTGGCTGTGTATCGCCGGGAAGACCACAAATTCTTTGTCGATTTATCCTTCATCTTCCAGCGTTTAGCTATCGCGACGATCGACGATGTCACTGTCTCGGAATCGCACGGGTCTTTTTCCATGGTCCTGCTTTATACGGAGCGGTCAACCGATGCCTGATTTAATGACGGAACTGAAATCCCCGGCGCCCCGCAAAAACGATCGACAGATTCTCTCCTTTCAGAAACAGGGTTACGTGATCCAACTCGGGCAGAATTCTTACTCGAACGAAAAGCTGGTCTTGGAACACCCGCACAAAGACTGTCTCTGGATGCACGCCATGGCCGCCAAAGGGTCGCACCTCGTGTTATGCCGGCACCAAAAGCAAGATCCGTCTTCCGACGTCCTGCAGTTTGCCGCCCAACTCGCACTTAAATATTCGCATTCCCAAGCGCGATCCGTGTCGGTCGCGCTTCTAAAAGATGTCTCGAAAGAGGACCATTTGGCGATCGGTATTTTTAAGGTGCACGACCCGATGACCCTGGAGGTCGCATGACCCAAGCCATCGAAAAGTTGCTCTGGCGCGAAAAGGAATTGTTTGAAGCCGATCCCGTCGGACTCTTAAAACGCGGGTACTTGATGATCCGCGATAAAGATGCGAATTTGATTCCTTTGGTGTTAAACTCGACGCAACAAAAAATTGTGGACGCGCTCCAGGCCCGACGGCGCTTGGGTCGACCGGTGTTTTTGTTCGTCTTAAAAGCCAGGCAGCTAGGCGTGACCACCTTGGCGCAGGCGTTGATCTATGCCTTCTCCTCCCAACGACCGAATGTCAACGCCTTGGACGTCGCCGATGACGTCGACGGCGCCACCTACATTTTTAAAATGAACGAACTCTTCCATGAACAAATGCTGGCCAAACACCCGCATCTGGTTCCCACCGCTAAACGCATGGACGAACGCAGACTCGAGTTTGACGGCACCTATTCGCGGATCATGATCGATACCGCGAGAAACGCCAAAGCCGGCCGGAAATATACCTTGAAACTCGTGCATTTATCCGAAGTCGCCTTCTACGAAAATTTCAAGGAACTGATGCAAGCACTCACCCCCGCTATTCCTAAAACCGAAGATACGATGGTGCTCTTGGAATCGACCGCTAACGGCATTAACGAAGTTTCGAAATTCTATTGGCGGATCAAAAAGGCGTACGAGGCAGACCCCGAAAACACCGACTGGATACCGCTGTTTTGTAGTTGGCGCGAACACGCCGAATATTCCCGGCCCTTCTATAACGAGGGCATCAAACAAAAATTTGTGGCATCGCTATCGGAAAAAGAAAAAAAGATTATGGCGGAACACTCACTCACCTTGGAACAAATGAACTGGCGTCGAAGAGAAATTGAAGATTCCTTCGGAGATGACGATGAAAAGTTCCAGGTGGAGTACCCCTTAACCGACAAAGAAGCGTTCATTTCGACCTCGCAACGGGTGTTCCCGGAACGGCTCACCGCTCCGCAGAAAAGTAATTTAGGCGCCCCGAAGTTGCGCGGGGAAATCGAACTGGTGGACCGACGACCGGCGTTTGTTTCTGATGCGAAAGGATTCTTGCGCATTTATCAGGAAGCGCAGAGTGAAGAAAAATATGTGATCGGGGCCGATACCTGCGAGTCGGCCTTAACGCATGACGAAGCCTGCGCGCAGGTGATCAAACGTTCGACCTGGACGCAAGTCGCGCATTTACACGGGCACATGAACCCGGACGATTTTGCGCAAAGGTTGTTCGCGCTCGGTCTTTACTATAACCGGGCGCTGCTGGCTCCTGAACGTAACGGGCCGGGGTTGGTGGTGGTGACGTATCTGGCCAACAAACATTATCCGAATCTCTGCCGGCAGAAAAAGGCCGTGGTCTCGGACGCCGGCGTCTGGAGTGAGACCGAGGAATTCGGGTTTCATACCAACGTCAAGACGAAGCCGATGGTGATCGACCAACTGCAGAACGCGCTTCGCACGTTACTGATCGTATTGCATGATGAGTTGACCTTGGAGGAGTTGGAAACCTATGTCGTGAAGCAGGTCTCAAAAGAAGGGCACGTCGATATGGGCGCCGAAGAAGGATGCCGAGACGACTGCACAATCGCTTTAGCTATTTCTGTTCATTACTGTCATACGATTGCTTCAGTCCACGCGCCCTTAACGGGTCTGCCGCAATTTCATTCGCAGTCCAAGACAGGTTACTAGGGAGGCTCTATGAGTGAACTATCCGATATGGCCGCTGAGATTCAGTCCGCGGAAGACGCGTTACGCGCGCGCATTGAAAAATTGTTCGGGGCGTTTCACACGACCGATTTTGCCGCGGAATTTTCACAGTGGATGGCGGCGCACGATAAGATCAGGGTGTTGGCGAGTCTTCAAAACGCTCCGCCGGCGAAACCCACTCCGGTGATTCCGTTTCCGACTCCGCCGCCGCCGGTTCAACCGCCGCCGCCGGTTCAACCGCCGCCGCCGGTTCAACCGACTCCGCCGCCTCCTCCGGTTCAACCGACTCCGCCGCCTCCTCCGGTTCAACCGCCGCCGCCGGTCACCGAAAAGCCCGCGGCGTAGTATGGAGACCGAATCGAATTTTCCGGATTTAATGGAACCGGGCTTAAATGATCCTGCGCCGAAGAAACGGGTAAAAAAAAAGACGCGAAAGAAACCGAAGGCGATGACCCCGCCTCCGTCCGTTCATGTGCATGTGAATGTCTCGAATGATTCGGGAGGCACGCCGTTTCGCAACCAGGCCGATTCCGCTTTAGACCATTTACGGAGAATCCATTGGTAAAGAAAAAAAGGAAGAAACTGGAACGCGGAGAAGTCGGGATGTACGATCCGGATCAGGCGCGTGCCCAAGAGGACAATGCCGCGGACAAGGAACTGGCCCGCATGAAGAAGTCGGTCGGGGTCCAGTGGCCGAAAAAGAAAAACGGCTATGCCGTTCAAAAGTGAATCCCAGAGGCGAACCCTTTGGGCCAACGAACCGAAAGTGGCCGAAGCCTGGGCCCATGGCAGCTCAAGTGTGACAGGAAAAAAAGAAGGAAAAGCCAAGAACAAGGGATTGCCGATGCACTTTTCAAAATCCAAAAAAGCGAGTGAAAAAGGATATAAAACAAAACACAAAGGGAACTACTAGGATGGACGAAAAGATTTATCCGAACACGATTCAATTCGATGATAAGGCCGCGACGATGACGATCGTTTTGGATTTACGCAATGTACCGGCGATGTGTTTAGGGTCGTTGGATATTTCCAAGGACGCCGTCAAAAATTATTATATGCGACAGGCCTTAAAGAAAAAGGGACAGGACGGATTGATTGTGCCGCCTTCGAACGGCAAAGGGGATTTGCATGTCCTCTCATGACATGGAATTTAGAACGGCGGGTAAGCCAGCCACGGCTAAAGAGGAGATTTCTTACCCGCATTTATTTATTGACCTGGACCAGTTCCCGGGATTGGAAGGGGATTTGGACGAGGAGATCGAACTGCACGTCCGAGGACGGGTGTGTTCGCTCTCGCATTCCTACGGGTCGCATTCGATGGATGTGGAAGTCCAGAAGATCGCTCATCCCGATCACACCCATGACGACGAAGTCCCGAAGGTGGCGGTGATTTCGATCGCCGACTCGGAACTCTCGCGCATGAAACGGAGAAGCCTATGAAAGAAATGACCATGGAACCGGGAACGTCCAAGCGCAAGAATTTGAAAAACCGTTTTGGGGCCAAATACAAACAGTCCCGGACGCATTCGGATAAACTCTCAGCGTACAAACACGGAGATTCCTTAAAGAGTCCGGGAGGGTCCTCCGACACCGGCGGCAAAGAAAACCGGGCGGATGTGGAGTACCGCCGGCTGCGAGCCGATGACGTCTACCGGGGCACGAGTAAAGGAAAATCGCACGAAGGAAATTACACTAAACGGAGGTATAGCTAACATGGGACAGAATCAGCCAAGAAGTGAATCGTTGCCGGAAGAAGGAAAGCATCATATTAGTCAGACACTGAAGAACCGGTTCGGTGCGACGTTTAAGGAACGAACCCATAACGTGGTCAATCCTAAGGCGACCGGGCAAGGTGCGGCGTCAGGAAAAAATCCCGGTAAACCCACCTAATGCCGAGCGTCACTTTAGAGCACCAGCGGGACCTGGGGTTAGTTCCGCCACCTCCCGGGTTACCGGAAATCGAACCGCAGACACATCTCGTGAAGCTGGCGAAGCTCGATTCCTCCAGCTATCGCCAGTTGATGAAATTGACCGAGGAGCAAAAAGAGCGGATCAAGACGTTAATGAAGCAAGTCTGCGAGGAATGGACCCGGAACACGCGCCTGCAGAATGATAAGTTGTTACGGTCGATTGACCGGTTCGAAGGAATCACCGGTCCGAAAGAGTTCCCCTGGCCGGAAGCATCGAACTTAAATATCCCGTATTCCGAGATACAAATTATGGTGGCTTATGATCTTGTCTGTGCAACCGCTCTGGATGCTGATCCGATGTACTTTGTAAGGGAACTGATTCCTTCCCGACGCGATCATCCGGAAGAACACGTCGACCCGAAAATTGAGCATTGGTTAAACTGGGTGTTTAAGAAACAACTGCATTTAGAAGAAGAACAGCGCATGGCGGTGTTGCTCGCGTTCCGAGATCCGGTTTCCTTTTTGTGTGTGGATTGGGTGGAGGAACTGGCGACCGAATACCGCGTCGAAGTGTTTGAAGATTCCATGACCTTCCAGAACATGTTTCCGGATGCCAAGAGTGCGGGAGTCCCGGAAGATACCTATAACCGCTGGCTGGGACAACTAGCGATTGGCCATGAATCGCTCCCGTTTGAAATCCGCGAACGGGTGGTCAGGTACCGGGGTCCCAAGGCCCGGGAAGTTGAACTCAAAGATTTCGTCCGGGTTCCGGTCTCGTGTCCCGATCTGAAGTACACCATCTTTCACGGGGACCAGTTCCGTCAACGAAAAGCCTGGTACCGCTATCAAGCGAAGTGTGATCATTTCTATAAAGAGGAGACCGACGAGTTAATTAAAGCGACGGGCAAATCCGGGGCGATAGACTCCATTTCTCAGGAACTCGATACCATTGAAGGGATTTCCTCTAACCGTACCAAACCCGACGAATACGATTCGGTACGGGGAAATTTACGGATCGACTTAAATAACGACGACGAGGAGGAGTTGTATCATGTGGTCTACAATCCTGAACACAACCGGCTCCTGCGTGTCGAGCGCTATCCCTACTGGCATAACCGCCCGAACTATATTCCACACCGTATCCGGCGTAAACCCAATCGGTTACTCGGCCGTTGTTTCATGGACATGCTATATGACATCAACGAAGAAATAAATACCCAGCATAACCAGCGCATCGATTCACGGACGATTACCACGGTGCCGTCCTTTGTGATTAACGCCCAGGAAACCGATCTGATCGGGTTACTCGATCGTAAAGCCCAGCATTTCTATCCGGGGGTTCGGTTTGCTGTAACGAACATGAACAACTTAAAACAGTTGGAAACGACCGTCGATTTCCAGGGCACGATTCAGGAAGAACAGAATTTGTTTCTGGTAGGTGAAATGTTGACCGGGACCCAGGCCTATGGCTCCCGCGGCCTGGCACCCAAAGACCCGCGAGCGTCGGGCAAGAAAAAGCAGATTGAAATCGGGCAATCGAATCAGCGCATTGACGGATACATCCGGGAACTCAGGCCCGCTTTTATTGAAATGGCCTCTCAAGTCTTGGAACTCTATTACCAGTTTTCTCCGGAGACCGTGATGGCGTATTCCTCCTATGACGAAACGACCGATGCCTGGATACGCAACGAAATTAAACGCGTGTCTCTTCGTAACCGGAACATGACGATTGAACTGGCCCGGACCTCGGTGTTAGATAACCCCGACTCGGTCCTGCAACGGGCGCTTACGGACTACGAACTCTGGAGCAAGGAACCGTTGGTCGGGGGGAACATTCAACGGCGGCATGAACTCATCCGCGATACCATGTTCGCGGAACGCAAGAAAAATATTTCCAAGCTCCTGCCGCCCCTCCCGCAACTCTTACAAGAAATGCAACAGCAGGACGCTTTGGCCCAGGGGTCTCCCTCGCACCAGAACCTGTTGGATAGCATCCAGGAAAAAACCGGAAAACCGAAAAAGGAAGAACCGTCCGGGAAACGACAAGGGTCCAGTGATCATCGTCCGTCCCAACTCGATAGGAGTCAAAAGTAATGTTGACCGAAGCCAGCAAAAAACAACTTAAGATTGACGAGATTTCAAACGGGATTCGTCTCTGTGAAGAAGCCATCTCGAAAGCCGAGACATACGAACGCTTAAACGATAACCCCGATTGGAAAGCGTATCTGTCGGATTTAGAAACGGTGGTCTCTTTGCATGACCGGGAGATCCAGTTTGGGTTATTGATGTTGATGGAAGCGCCCCCGAACACTTATGTCAAACACGATGCCCGCGGTGAAGTGGTAGTGTCCTCATCGGAGGAATGGATCGGATTTATTAAACGCCATCAGATCCAGCGGGAAGAACTCAAAAATTGGACGAAAGAACCGGCCCGTATTTTGATGCTGGCCTCTCAAGCCCGGATCAAGTTACCGGAACTCAAAGCTCAATTACTGGCTATGACTGAGGGTGGAAACAATGTGGACCATGTGGTACCATGAACGCTGGGACCTCTGGGAACCGAGTGGCGAAGAAGGACCGATTCTAGAAACGGACGAGGAGGGAGACGACGATGACGACTGACGGAAAAGAAGATCCTAAAAAAGAAGAAGGTAACTTACCTCCGGAAGTAAAGAAAGTCCTGGAGGATGTGAAATCAAAATTGGATGCCATGCAGGAACCTCCAAAGGAGGAAACCCCTCGGGCTCCGACAGTACCTTCCTACGCCGATCAACGGGCGGATCTCCAGAAGCGTCTGGGATTTAATGATGACCAGATGGCCGCCCACGAACAGATGATTTTAAAGAATCAAGCGCCGGTGATTGAACAAACCGGATGGAATCGGCTTGAGAAGAAATCCGATCTCGAAAACTACCGGAAAGAAATTGAGCAGGAACTCTCGATCTATCCGCAAGAAAGACGCACCCCGGATATTATGGAGAAGATCTACTACTTCGTGAAAGGTAAACACGCGGATTCCCAACCGAAACCCACGCCCAAGGAACCCGGCGTTGAAAGTCCTCGCATCTCGCGCGGACCCGGGTACACGGGGTCTGAACCCTCGTCCGGGGCTCCAGAACCGGGAGAACGTCCGGAAGACGAAAAGTTGTCTGAAACCGAAGAATTTGTCGCTCAGAAGTTGGGTGTGAACGCTCGGGATTATGCCCGGGCCAAGAAAACCGGTCGGGAAGTCTGGCAGATGAAACCTCCCGATGACCGACAATTTGTTTCGTCCGCAGATTTGGAACTCAAACGTTTGATGAATAAACAACGATGAACGACGTACACCCGACAGAGACTTCAGGAGACGGACAGCCCATTATTCAGAGCCGGTATCTGCATCTGTCTTCAGGAGATACGGTAGATCGACGGATCAACTGTGCACAATGTGGAATGATTGTGAACTTGGATACGCGTGCGACCGGAGATGACATTTATAATTTGGATGCGTCCATTACCACTACCACGCAGTCGTTCACACCGCCGCGAGGTATTTCGCAGTCGGATACCTTCGGGAATCCTCAAGATGATATGGGCGCCGGTTGCCCTTTGTGCCGAACGATGAACCCTACGGGCGTGAATCGCGGTAAACGATTTGGCAGTGGTATCAATCTCGAAGGTTTATGAGTTCAAAGGAATATCATCATAATTGGTATATGGAACACAGAGAAAAATTTTTGAAGGATGCGAAAGTTTACCGCGATGGTTTGGACAGGGAAGAATTACGGAAGAGATGGCGTGAATCTGGAAAGCGATATCGAGAAAAAGGTGGAGAAAAGTTGAAAGCGTACCGATTGATGAAGCACAAGGAATGGAAGAAGAACAACCGTGAAAGATATTTGTCGGTTAGACGAAAACACGCTCATGAATTGAGTAGAAGACAGAGGGAGTTAATCCAACGCGAGAAGATGCGTCCTTGCATGGATTGTCGAGTTCAGTATAACCCGTGGGTGATGCACTTTGATCACCGCGATCCTGCTACAAAAAGATTTTGTGTCGGTAACACGACTTTGAGATGTAGTAAAACCATCATGGAAGAAATCAAAAAGTGCGATGTCGTTTGTTCAAATTGCCACGCAGAACGAACTCACAAAAGATATATAGATATACATCCAGTCAGCGCTTAACCTTAGTCTTTTCCTTAATTAACAAAAACTAAAATCTAGTTGATTTATAGGAGGGTTTTGTGATATTTGCCTATGACCTTACAGGCGGGGCCCAGTTAAAGAGGGCTATTCCTTTATTTGGAAATGCCACAAACATTCCGGCTGGAGCGGTGGTGATGGCCGGAGAAACCGATGGAACGAACCAGGGCTACGGCATCATCGGAGCATCCACCTTAAACAAATTCTTAGGAGTAACGGAATCCTTGTTTGCGGCAGCGACCTTGGACAATGATCCGACGGCCGGTACCAAGTACCTGCTCACGGACTGCACGATCAATCCGTTCGGGGTCTGGGAAGCGGAGTACGATCAAGCGACCAACTTGTCTATTGCCAGTGTGGTGGCCTCGACATCGTTTACCGTGACCTCCGGAGAAAATATCGGAGGCGGATGGATCTTAGGCGTCGGAGCGCCCGGAACAGGGTATCTGGCATTTATTGATTCCTCCAGTTCAGGAACCTACACGCCGAAGTCCACGACCTTTCCGTTTACGACCGCCAGCAAAGTCATTAAGATCCTTCCACTTTACGATCCCAAGTTGGCGTTAACGACCAACTGCGTTAAGATCCTGGGATCGACAGCGGCTCAAGGGTCGTGGTTAGCTCGGACACTGGAAAATAAAGTCGTGGCTCCGGGATTTGATCATCAGTTCTTAGATCCCACCAAGCACGACGGAATTACGTTCCCGACAGGATTCAAGTTCTTTGCCATGATCAATTTCACAGCTTCGATCTTCTTGAACGCGAACTAACCCTTGACGGTCCATCGCCCGGGAGGGTTTACGCCCACTTCCCTCTCGGGTGAGGACCCACCTAATTACGAGGAGGATTTAAATGTATACATCAGCGAACTGGTCGGACCTGTTAGAACCCGGTCTGGCCACGGTGTACGTCGATACGTTCTATCAGGAACAGCAGCAGGCGATTGCCCCGATTTTGTATTCGGTCAAGGAATCGCGGAAAGCCCAGGAACACGACTTAGAAATGGGAGATGTGGCGGACTTTGCGCCGTTTACGGGAACCATTCCCTACGACGATACCGGGGAAGGCTACAAGACGAACTACGTCCATGCGGAGTTTGCTCGGGGCATGAAAATCGAACGGAAGCTGGTCGATGACGACTTGTACGATGTCATTAACCGAGTGCCCCAGCGCTTGGGACTGGCCGCCTTCCGGAAACGTGAAACCGATGCCGCTTCCTTATTTAATAATGTGGTGGTCGCCGGGATCACTGGTGGTGACGGGGTCGCTTTAGGGTCCACGGCGCATCCTTCGAACAATGGGGGAGCAAGTCAATCGAACCTCGGTACCACCGCGTTATCCCCGACGGAACTCGACACCGCGCGTATCAACATGGTGAAGTACAAATCAAACCGCGGAAATCCTCTGACGATTCAACCGGACATGATTATTGTGCCCGTAGATTTACAGAGCTACGCCTACGAAATCATCTCGTCTCGAGGTAAAGTAGATACCGCCCAGAACAACGTGAACTTCCATTACGGGAGTTACAAGCTTGTCGTCTGGCCGAACTACCTGTCCTCGACGACACGGTGGTTCTTGGTTGATTCAAAACTGATGAAAATGTACCTGAAATGGTGGGACCGTATCTTGCCGCAGTTTTTTAAGGATACGGATTTTTCCACCTTAGTCGCCCTCTTTGCCGGTTATATGCGTTATAGCTACGGCTGGAGCGATTGGCGGTGGTTATATGCTGAGAACGCTTAAACTAAACCTGGAGGATCACATGGACGAAAAACAGAAACAGGCGGCGATGTACGAACGTATGGCCCGGATGCGTGAGGCCTTAGTGAAGAAACGGGAATTAGAGAAACAGGGAAAAGGTCCGGACCCGACAAAACAAGTGTCTCAGGAAGAAAAAATCGGGCGAGGGGACCGCAAACTGGAAGAATCGGACCGGTCGAACTTGCGTCGTCAAGTAGAGGAAGATGAAGCGATCTTGTTAGGAAGTACGCAACCGGAAAACCAACTCAAAAGCCAGACTGTGGACTTGGCATCGGTCAAAGCGCGTTATGATCGTAACAAAATGATCTTGGGTCATGACGAAGATTTAACGGCCCGGGATTCTGAGAAGGATCGACTCAACGCCCGACTCAAAGAGATCACCGCCATCCTCCAGAAGGAAATGCCGACCAAACATGAGATGTGGCCGAAGACCGGGTCGGTAGAAGCCCAGCAAGCGGTTCGTCATAACGTCAAGTTTCAGGAACAATATGGGGCCTTGTGCCATGAATACCAGGAACTCAAAAAGCGTCTCGAGCCTGATGATCCCTATGCTCACAGCTTGGAGCTAATCCGGCCGGACTAACGATCGAAAGGACGTACACCATGAAAGAGTTACTCGTTTTACTATTGGTGGATTTGCTCGCTATGCCACTCTATGCGACGAGCATTTGTACCAAGACGGATTTAGAGTGTTATGTCACAGGACCGACCGCCAACTTGACTACGCAATGGCGCATTGATGCGTCGGGAAACGCGACGTCAAACGGCGTGATTACCTCGAGCGGTACAGGAACCAGTAACTTTGCCGGGAGTATTTCGGTCGCGGGAAATGGAACGACCTCGGGCATCACGGTGTATCCGCCCCAGGTGGTAGTCGGGATCACAACCATCACCGTCATTTCTCCTACATCGACTTACCTTCAGGTTTTATCCACCGGAGCCGTGGTGACGTGTGGGATTGCGACCCCGATGTTGCCTGGAAACGCCGCTATCCCCTGTATTTCAACGGCAACGGCCACCAACGGTCAGTTATTAATTCTGACATCCACATCAACGATTAATACGCTTGTCATGTCGAGCGGGACCTCGGCCGGAATGGACTTAGGAGCCGCGACACGCACCTTGCAGTTTGGAAAAGTATTGACGCTCATTTACGATTCGTCTATTTTCGAGTGGAAAGAACTCAGTTACGGCAATAACTAAACGTGTCCAGAGGGCGCAACGTCGTCAACTATGGAAATTATACGTTTGGGGAGGTCTGATTGGTGCCGTGGTACCGCTTCTATTGGCCTACTTTTTTTTCAGGTAAGAAATGGTTATTCGGATTCATCCTGATATTTCTTTCCGGGAATGTCCATGCCACGACGTTACTCGCCTCCGATGTCCTGTCGCGCGCCCGCGTGTATTTACGCGACCAGTCGACCTCCCCTAACCGTCAACAGTTTACGGACTCGACCCTCCTTCAGTTTCTCTCTGATGGACAACGGGAAGCCAACGCCCAGAACTGGCTGCTTCAATCCTGTTATAACTTTAGTTTGATCGGTGGAACCACGGAGTATGCACTTCCGGTCGACTTCATGGCGACGCTTCGGGTCTGGTATCAGGCACCTGGCGGGTCCTATTTAAAACTTGATCAAACGTCTTTGGATCAACTGGATGCGCAAAGTAACGGTTGGACAGTGTCGCAGGGACCTTCGACCAAATACTATATCGATCGCACCAATTATGCACTAGGCTTTTATCCCGCTCCGACGTCTACTTCGACCGGTCCCGTTACTGTTTGTTATATCCAGCAGACCTCTGATGTCACGACAGTGACGGCGCTTCCCTTTAACGGGGACCTACTTCTTCAGCCGTATGTTTCGGCGTTGGCCTATTACGTGGCTTACCGTGGATTCCAGACCGTGGAAGAAACGGACCTCGCTAAAGAATATCTCAATTACTGGGTTTCATTCCTGCAGATCATGCGTCAAGGGACTACCAAAATGCCGGATTTTACCCCGGGTTTTGTAGGTTCCAGGAGTCCCTGATGTTCCGGCGCTGGAGTGTGGCGCTCATACTCCTTTTCGCGGGGTCCTTCGCTTCGGCGATCGGACCTCGCCAATATTTAAAGGTCTATGACTTTTCAAAAGGCGTCGATACTTACCACGGGTCGACTTCGCTTCCTGACGGGTTTGTTCAAAACTCTTTGAATGTTCTATTTGATGATGTGGCTCCGATCACTAAACGGCATGGCTATACGGTAGCGTGGTCCACCAAATCCTATTCTTATACCGGCCTCTGGACGTACACGGACCCTAACAACAACACCTGGCATATCGTCAGATCCTCCGATCAGATCACCGCTAATAACTTTTCAGGATCTGTTGTTCTTATTACGACGGTATCGATTAATAACACGGTCGGTGAAACCAACGCTTTCGGGAACGCCTACTTCGTGGATCAGACGCAGGGAGTCTATTATTGGAATGGATCGCACATGACGCAAGTGGCTTCCAGTCCCCTGGGGTCCCAGATTGTTTCATTCCATAATCGTGTCTGGGTGATTGGAGCCGCAGTCCCTAACGGCAATCAACTTTATGGATCGAAGTACGGAGATGGAACCATCTGGACGACCGGACTTAATGCGACGGACCCTGTTCAATTCTCCGTGGGGTTACAGGATAACTTCGATAACGTGACGGCGGAATACGTGTACCTGGATACGCTTTATCTTTTTAAACACTCCACTATTTTTGGTCTTTACGGGTTTGACCAGACGTCTTTTCAGATTTCGTTCTTGACGCAGGAATGCGGATGCGTCGACCAGAATTCCATTCAGACCTATAACGGATCTTTGAAATTTGTGTCTTTACGGGGTGTAGAAGATTTTAACGGGTATACGTGTAAACGAATTTCCGACCCGATTAAAAATAAAATAGATCCAGGGATCTTGACGGAAGGATTTTCTCAGCAGTCCTGGGTACTTCAGTCGCAGTCCGACTGGCAATCAGGAACGATTTACTCCCCGCCGAATAGCTTAAATACCACGTCAGCCTCGCCGTCTTTGGTCCTGTCCACGCAGGCGGCTGCCGTCTTTACGGATGCGACCCAGGCGAACTGGGATGCCGGGACGTTAAGTAACATGGATACGACGTCTCAAGCACCGGGACTGGCTGTCAACCTGTCATCCACCGTCATTTATGATCAAGGAACAAGTCCAAGTCAAATCAATACCGCCAATCAGGGAGGAAGTGCCCAGTGGTCTGGAACGTGGGCGCAAGCTTTTGCTCAAAGTTTTACAACGACGTCGGATCCTTATCAACAACTAACGAATTTCGGTATGGTGATTTGTCAGGTTGGAACCATTTCTACCACCTTAACCGTTAAACTGTATTCCGATAATAATGGTGTTCCCGGGTCTTATCTAGGAACGAGTGGTTCTGTGAGTGGATCAGGAACGGGAACTTGCGGGTCCAATAACACTTTGGTGAATATTAATTTAACTTCCACGGTCCTATCTCCGAGTACCAAGTATTGGATTTATGTCCCGGCGATTGGAACATCGGCCAATTATACGGGTTGGAATCTAGCGAGTTCAGCCTATGGTGCTACGTGGGGATCGATCTCTGGAATTATACCCGGTAACTACCAGACCTTTAGTGCCACCATCAACAAAGGGCGAATTTCATACAGTCCTACGTCCGGTTCGATCACGTCTCGTGTCTTTGATTCAGGCGTGTCGACGGGAACACTTTTGTTTAACTGGGGCGTGTTTAATACCTCCGAAACTGATAATGGGAACACCATCACTTACCAGACCCAGGTGGCGACCGCCACGACGGGACCCTGGGACGCACCGGTATCGGTCACTCCGGGGAGTCTGATCGGTTCCTCGAACAAACGCTATATCCAGTACATTTCTAGTTTTAATACGACCAATGTTCCGTCACTGTCCCCGGTTCTTTCCTCAGTGACCCTGAATACGACAGTGATTGAGAATTCCTCGGGGGTGTTTAAGTCTCCGGTTCATAGTTTTGGTTCGATCAATTCCTTCGGTAATTTTTCGGTCAATCAACTCTTAAATAACGGATCGATAGCCTATTCCATCTGTGCCTCTACCACATCGAATATGTCGGTCGATTCGTGCCAAACGATTAACATCAATTCACCGATTACGCTTTCGACCGGTACGGGGGGATCAGGCACCTATGCCCAGTGGTATTCGACGTTTAGTGTCACCAACGCCACTCAGACACCGACGCTTCAAAGCGGGACCATCCAGGTCTTTTCAGGAAACCGTGCCCCTCCGATGTCCTCCACGGTTTGGGACAATCGTTACTGGCTATCCTTTTCGTCGAATCCCCTGGACAGTTTTAATGACATCGTAGAAGTGTTAAATACCCGAGGGGCCTGGGCCCCGATGGATATTCATGCCGGGGCTTTTACGCAGACCAAGAATACCCTCTATCATGCCGATTCCTTGTCCTCTGGAAATATCTATTTGGATAATCAATCTTACGCCGACAACGGAAATCCGATCAACGTCTTTGTTCAGACCAAGGACTATTCCTTCGGGGACTTACCGGCAGATGAATACCTTTATGTGTTATATCCGACGGTGGATAACCAGGGCAGTTGTCCGGTTACGTTCCAGTATATGCCCGATCTATCGGGAACCAATTATTCTTTGGGTTCGCCTTTGGAATCGGAGTTCGCCGCCCTGCGATCCGTTCGACTCCCGTTCCCGATTGATTCTTCCCATCAGGATTTTGGTCAGTCCATGAACTTTACGATTGGGACAAGTGACAGCCAATGTCCGTTCCAGTTTTACGGATTCGAAGGAATCTACAAAGAAAGGCAACCGCAGTGATTAAGAAACGCGGCGTTCGAGGAGTGTTTCTCTATGCATTTCTTCTGGCATTGGCCGTCTGGACATTGTCTCATGCATCGTGCCCCATTTTGACGCATACGGATCAGTCGGATGAACGGGAATTTCAAAATGTCTGTCAGAACATCAATACCAAACCGTCGGTGTACACGGGGTCCGGGGCTCCCTTACAAGCCCCTTCTCGAGTCGGGGACATCTATATTGCCATAACCACCGGAAAGGTTTATATAGCGACGGCAACGGTAACAAATGCGTCGTGGGCTTTGGTTAATTAATGAGTTAATATTAAATTGAGGAGGATTCGATGATAAAAAAGATCGGTCTGTTACTCTCGGTATCGTTGTTTTTAGTGTCAGAGTCGTGGGCTGGATGTCCCCCGTTATCGGGAGGTAACTCCTGTTCGTCGGGTATTAAAGGGACGGTTACCAATGATAACGCTGTTCCAGGAAATGTGGGAGAATACGTCTCTGCGTCGGTTACATCTTCGTCTAATTTTGGAACTACGGCCAATTATAAAAATGCGGCTTCGATTATCTTGAGCCCGGGTGATTGGGATGTTTCTTGCCTGCTAAGTGCGACGGCAAATGGTTCAACCACGACTCAATTCAGAGCCGGTATTTCCACGGATTCCGGTGCCACCACGTTTAGCGATGAAGCTTCAGGAGATAATTCCGCAAGAGCCATTGGACCCACAGCTTCTTATGATCAGACTGTTACCGTGGCATCGTACAGAGTTTCAATTCCTTCAACCACAACGATTTATTTTAAAGCTCGTGCGGATTATTCAGCAGGAACGCCTCAATATATGGGTCGTATTTCGGCTAGACGCGTGAGATAAAGGAGCTATTTATGCCTACAGCGACACAAGATCCAACGACAAATACAGGGACCGGAGATCCCAATGCCGTAATTACCGATCCCACCGGTGGTGCCCCTAACTTTAATATTCAGCAGGTCTTTAACCAGTTTGGGTATTACCCAACGCAAGCCGAAATTACGGCTATGGCTCCGTCCTTTGAAGGGACCTTTAACGTAGGCCAGATCGGAACTAGCGCAGTCGCCCAGTATGTGAACTTTAAACAGGCCGAAGCGACTCGTGCCGCCAACGACCCTTTAGCGGCTCTCCAGACGAAAATGACCGATTCGGCCAATCAAATGAAGCAGCAGGTGACCGGTCTTTATACCCAACTTCAAAGCGTTTTAACACAAGCGCCTCAGTTGTTTGGGAGTTTATCTCCGGACCAGATCAGTACCTATTTACAGCCGTTACAGAACGCGTTCCAGACGCAACTAGCGACTGTGCAGGGCGCTTTGGGAGGACGAGGCCTCGCCGGGTCATCCACGGAATCGAATGCCTTAGCGCAGACCGGTCAGCAATTCGAGCAGAACGTCTTATCGACGGGACTTTCCGTTGGTCAAACCCAGCAACAGGCGCAAGCGACCAGTATCCAGAACCAGATCAATAGTTTGCTGGGTTTAACAGGTACAGAAGAGAATATTGCCGCAGGAGCGGCCGGTCAGGAATCTTCCCAGAACTTGGGCCAATCGAACCTGATTGCGTCACTTCCTTACTTCCTGGATCAGTCGTCCGCGCAACAGCAAGCATTGGCCGCTCAAAAGGCTTCCCAAGGTGGTTTCCAGAGCGAGTTCAATACCGTCACGGGAGATATAGGGCAAGCAACTGGAGCTGCACAAAATCTTATCGATTTCAGTAAGAATTTTGCTCCCTCTAGTGCAAGTCTCGGACCTTTGGGAAACGTAGGAACCAGTTCACCCAACAGGCCAGGAAATCCGTTCGCTTCATCGGCGAGTTATGGACCGGGAGGGACTAATTACTCGGCACCAAACGCTAGTCTATATGACTCGTCGTCATCGACAGGCCCTTTATCAGCTTTATTCCAATAAGGAGGACATATATGCCTAACGATACACTTTTCGAAGCAGGAGCTGGTTTATTAAAAGGGGCGGCCGCTACCGTTTCCGACACTAATCAGCAGAGTCTAGACCAGCAGCGAATCACTTCGGAAGCAGGGAGTAAAGCGAGCGATCGAGTGTCCGAAGAAGCAAAGTCTAAGCAAGCGGCATTGATGGCCTTAAAGAAGATTGATGAACAGGGACTCGCCCAAGGGCATACCTTTATCATGTCGCCCCAGGTGGCGGTCGGTCTCATGCAGGACGATAAAGATCCCTCCTGGCTTAAGATGATAGGCCAACCCGTTCCGACGGGACTGGTATTGGGTAAAATGAAGGGCGATTTCCAAATGAAACTGGATAAAATGAAAGCGCCGAAGGAATTTAATTTTAAAGTGGGTGACAAAACGGTTCCGGGGGCCATGCATTGGAATGAAGATACCCAAAGCTGGGACTTGCAGCAGTTAGGGGAAGGTGGTCAAACCTTTAGTCCGACAGCCCGGGGGTTGGATACCCCGGCCTCCCGTAAAAAAGGAGCTGGTAAAGGGAGTAAAGATCAGTTAGATAAAGATAAGGTGTGGCTGAAGGAGTATGACGCGAACAAGAAATGGTTGACGTCGGACGAAGCCCGGCACGTTAAAAACAATAACCCCGAAGAATACAAAAGGCGATCGGCCTGGGTGGAAGACAACACTCCCAAATTCGATGAAGTGACCCGTCGACTAGAAGACTCCGGAGAAACTCCTTCTCCAGACAGTGGCGGTGCCGCTCCTTCACCCGCGTCGGCCCCTACGGGTGCAGGGATTACGGACCAGGATTGGAACGCAGTATTTTCAGGAACCGGTAAATGAGTGTACTAGAAGATCGTTGGCAAGCGGTTTCAAGCAGTGACCGCTACAAGACGCTAGACCCGGACGACCAGGAAAAGGTCCGTCAGAACTTCTATCGCCATTTTGTGGTGTCTTCTTCGGCCTATCAGTCGATGCCGGAAGAAAAGCGTTATGCCATGCGGGAAGACTTTGAACGACGGACCCAACCCCCTTCTCGTCCTGGACTCTTTGAACGATTGAAGACGCAGGTGCCGGGAGCCGTGGAAGCGTCTGGCGCAGGTGCCGCGTCGGGTTTACAGGAAGCCACCACAGAAATCGGCAAAGCCGCAGAAGCACCCACAAAGATGATGCCTTCCCCGGAATCGTTCGTGAAAGCCACTCCCAAAATCGCGTTAGGTGCGCAGTTAGGTGCTGAAGCCTTACGTGAGTCTCCGATGGGTAAAGCGCGGCAGTCGGTTAGTGACATCCCCATTCCAGGAGCCAAACAATTAACGACTGGTCTGCATCAAACCGGAGAAACCATTTCCGGTAAAATCGCACCCACCGAAGATGAAATTAGAACGAGTCGTTTGAACAAACCCGGTGATTTAACGATATTCCAGAAAGCCCGTATCTATGGGGCAGGACTCGCCTACATGCCCTGGGAACTCACCTCTCAAGCGATTCCTGAAACAGTCGGGTCCCTGACGAATTATCTAGTGATTGATAAAGCTTTTGAACTGGCCGGCCAGACCTTTATGGGAAAACCCATATCGGAGATGTTCAAACCGAAAGCCCCTCCGATCATAGAAAACTCCGACTTCCAGAAATCAATCTTAAGAGCGGTCTTTGAACAAAAAGGTCGGGACATGACCGCCGGGCCTCCCCGTCCTTTTGAGCAGATCGTTAAAGCCGAAGAAGAAGCGAAACTCCAGAAATGGTTGGAAGACGCAGAAATGAAAGCGGCCGCTGAAGAGAAACCCAGTCCCAGTTTAGAGGAGAAACCCGGAGACCTCCACCCCAATCCCAAGGTGAACCAGTCCATGCTCCAGGACCACGCCAAAGGCGTCCGAGATGAAGTCCAGAAACGCCTGGATGCGTTAAAAGCTGAACCGGAACACTTAGAAACCCTGAAGTGGTCGGAAGATGCACTAGCGGGGTATTACCGGGATAAGATGGGGAAGATCGTGATTATGGGTCCTCCCGGAAATCTGGAACCCACTTTACAGATCGAAGGCCCGGAACAACCGCTTCAGATTGAAGCGCCCCGTGCACCAAAAGCGCGTCCTGAAGAACCGATACCCAGGCGAGCACCTACCCCTCCTCCTGAAACGGTTCCTCCCAGAGAACAGCCGTTAACACTGCAGACATTGAAACCCTATTTATCGCAACAGTTAAGAGAACGGCATCCCACGGAAAATAAACAGACCTTAGATGCTCTCAATGCCGTAATCCAAAAGACGGTTAGAGATCAAGTGGGTCAATCCGAGATATTAAAACAGGTCGTAGATCATCTGCTAGAACAAGGGATGTCCGATCACCTTTTGGCAGAAGAAATTGCTCGAGTCGGTTTTAAACCTGGTCGTCCAGGAGACGTGCCCTCCGGTTTAACAAGAGAAGAAACATCCCGTTTAAAGACGCAGGGAATTTCGAAAGAGGACGTCCTAAAAGAAGCTGATCGCTTGAAACAGGAATGGGACTTGCGTAATGTCGAACCGGAAGGACACGCCTATATCCGTCAAATGGGAGGACTCGCTCCAAGTCCGGACGTTCAAGAAGAATATACCCGTTATGTCAAACCCTCTCTTCGTGGTAGTCGTCCATTGGACGAAGCTGCTCAGGAAATGTATGAACAGGGATATATACAGGGTCCTTCGAGCGCCGATCTCCTTTCGTATTTAAGAGAACATGAAACCACTACCGGAAAACAACGGTCTGTTCGTTCGTTTATCGGAGATGCCATTCATAACCTGGAAGCCCCTTTAACTCCGCCTATGGATTTCTCCTTGGAATCCGTGAAAGCCAAATCCTCACAGCCGATTGGAGAACCCGAAGATATTACCAAACAGAGTGCCTTTGACCTGGGAATGCAGATTGGGGATCACTTCTTAAAAGGAGAAAAAGGAGCGATCGGTCCGGGAGCACCTATTGACCCAATCGAATCGGCTCGGGTTCAGGAAGCAATCAATGAACTGGTTAGACGTGCACGCGCGATCGGTTACGATACCGCCGAAGACATCATGCTTTATGTCGCTCGAAACGCACCCAAAGAATACCTCGATTTCTTCCGAGGTCAAATTAAGACCAAGACGGTCACGCCCTGGGATACGCACGCTTATAAGGAAACTGAAGCGGCTCAGAAAGGGAACCCGATCGCTCAGAAATCCTTAAAAGATCGGGCCTGGTACGAATATCTCCAGGATAAATGGTCCCAAAGAAAAAGTTCTAGAGCCGCCAGCCGTCCTTTGGCACGCTTTAAAGATTCCGATGAAATGGTGATGCGCATTAAGTTCCTGTACTTTAAAAACGATGTCTTAAGAGACTCTAAAATATCGAAATTGGAACGAGAAGCGATGGAATTTTATATAGACGGTGAGGTCCCGAAATTGGATAAACTACAGGCGTTTAGGCCCAAAGATGCCGATAAGTTAATCCAGTTAGGAGAACATCCGACACCGGCCATGAAACAAGCCGCTTCAGAAATCCGGCCTTATTACGATGAATGGTACCGTCTCTATAACGAGCATTACGATGACGTTGCCCATGTGAAAGATTATGTCCCTCGTCACTGGAAACGGCCGGACGATTTTGTGTCCTGGCAACGGGCGTCCACCGGCGGAAAAGCCCCGTGGCTCAATCACCGAAAATTAACGACAAGCGCTCAAGGAATCAACGCCGGGTTTGAACCGGAAAGTTTAGATATACGCGATACCATGACCGCCGATTCCGATTTACGGACGAACCTGCTATCCAAACTTCATACACTCAAAAAAGTGGCGCTCACCATGAACGACGATATGAACCCGTCCTTGGTGATTGACGATACCCAACCGAAACTCCCGGGAAGTATTGGATCTCCCAAACGACAGATTTCGCCTGTGGCCATGGACGCTCCACAAGGGTACTTACGATCCGATCATCCGCTTTTGCGGGGCATGGCCTTTGACCCGAAGTTTAAACCGCTCATGGACTATATGTTTACCTCCAGATCCTCCGCCAAGTTTCTAGGCGTTCCCATGAACTTAATTGAGTCGATTAACGCATTTTCTAAACGGTCGATCTTCTTGTATTCCATGTTTCATCCCTGGGCGTTGTCAGAAATGCTGTTTGCCGGGTCTTCCTTCCGGGACCTGATGATCTTTAATAAAGACCGTAACGTACTGTATAAGACCTTAGCCGGTATTACCCGCGCCGCGACCGAAGATTTGGCTGAACCTTTAACCTGGAAACGTCCCATTCAAAGTGCCAAGAACTTCTATACCTCGTTTATGGAAGGTCACGCGGCACTATCTAATCGTCCCTTGGCGTTGGACTCGGCCGAACATTCCCTGCGCTTTAGCGCCATTGACGACGTCCAGCGGGATGTATTTAACCGGGCCCTTCAGAACATGGAAGGATGGCTCAACACCTATAAAGTGACAAAACCCGGAGCGGCGGGACTTAAAATATTACGAGGATCGAACGAAATCTTCGATAAAGCGTTGTGGGACTATTGGTCTCCGATGATAAAAATGTCCCTGTACGAGTCGCATTTAGCGGATAATATGAAGGTTTTTGGCGACAAAATTCCGGTGGATGAGATCAAAAACCAGACCGCTTTATATATCAATAAAGCGTTGGGGGGCCTGGCCTGGGGCGATTTGTTGGCGTCGCCTCAAACCCAGCAGGCTCTCCAGTGGTTGATGCTTGCCCCGGAATGGACTATTGGCCGGGTGTTGATGGGGACCTCCGCCTTAACCTCAGGTCCCCAGGGCCATCAAGCTCGGAAACTCCTGGCCCGTGGATTTTTAGCATGGTTTGTCTTTGGAAACATGATGAACTATATCAACACTAAGAAATACGGTCTTAAAGGATACGGCAGTCCCACGGACAAGTTTATCCAGAGGAACTTAATCGAAGATTGGAACAAGAATCCTGGTCGGTTCATGTGGCAGAACGACCCCGGTCATGAAACCGATGTCTTGTATGGGAAGACGCCTGATGGTAGAGACATTTATGTGACCCCGTCTAAAGCCTTTACGGAACTCTATCAGGATATCTTCTACCCTTTAAAAACAGGACGCGGCAAAGCGTCTCCCCTCCTGAATATGGCCGCGGGTGCCATTACAGGGTATACCGCAGGCGGTTTTCCAGTGACTGGACCCGCCGATTTAGCCGGTCGAATGCTACTTCCCATGAGTACCCGTGGAGGGAATCTTTACGCCACGCTTCCCAAACACAAGGGTATGAGCGCCTACGAAGCCGAACAACTCTTTGAAAAATATGAACGCACCGGTAACGAAGATGTCTATGACAAAGCCATGTTTTTTGCCGAGGAAAACGGACTGAACTGGCAAGGACTTCACGCGCACGCGCGTGCCGTCGTTAAAGGCGAACAGAATAAAAAAGAGGCACGGGACGAAGCACGAGGATTACTCCAATAAGATTCTTAATCCATTCAGAAGAATTGGAAGGTGCCGGGTTCTGTCGGAGACTCCAGGAAGAAGGGTATGACGTTGACTTCTGGATTCCCCATCCGGTAAACGAATTTCACTTAAAAGGAATTGTGAACAGGGTGAAGTCTCTGGAAGAAGGGCTTGCTCTAAAACCGGACGTGATCGTCTTTGACATGGTCCATGCCGGAGAATTGGCCGATGACTTACGCAAGAAAGGTCATTTAGTAGTAGGAGGGTCCGTATTCCAGGACCTCTTGGAACAGGACAGACTCTATGCGATTCGACTTTGTGAAAAAATGGGAATTACCGTACCCCCTTACCAGGAATTTAAAAAACAGGAGATCGAAAAAGCAATTGAATTCGTGGCGAATCAAGGTAAGCGATACGTTCTCAAGCCCAACGGAGATGTGGGTTCTCTGGCGCTTGATCTCACGTATGTCTCGAAAGACCCGGAAGATATGATCCATCAACTCGAGTGGCTGAAAGACGAAGGCAATATGAAAGTGGACTTTATTTTACAGGAATTTATTGAAGGGATTGAAGTGTCCACGGAATGCTGGTTTTCGAAAGGCCGTTACGTGGGACCGCCCAACGGGACGATTGAAGTGAAGAAACTCATGGCCGGTAACAAAGGGCCTGTAACCGGTTGTGAATCCTCGGTGGTCTGGAGGTATGGGGATGACTCGACCAAGATCGTTCAGGAAACAATCGCCAAACTCTATCCGCTGCTTCAAGAAATGAAGTATACAGGACCCTTGGACATGAACTGTGAAGTCATGGATGGAAAGGCCTACTTCCTGGAATTTACCCCCCGGTTTGGGTACTCGGCCGTCTATGGATTTCTGGATTTATTAGAAGACGATTTCGGGGAGACGCTCTATCACATGGCTAAAGGGGACGCCGAAGAAATGAACGTCTCAGACGACCTATCCTTTGTGCTGACCCTCTCGAGCCCGCCCTACCCGTTATGGCACGATAAAGCCAAAGAGGTCTACAAGGATCTAGTCGGTAAGAAGATGCTAAACGTTCCGGACGAAGCGTTCTGGCCGCATGACGTGTACTACGACGAAGAAAACGATTGTTATTGTCTGTCGGGATTTGATGGATTGGCCGGTTTTTTGTCTTATGCCGCCCCTTCCATTGAAGAAGCCAAAGACGCCGTCTATCAAATGGCTGGTGACATTGACCTCTCCGACATTCAGTACCGCATCGATGGCACCGACCGCTTTGAAGAAGACATTCCGGAACTCGAAGCGATGGGTTTTGAAGTTCCGGTGAACGTGATGGAGGAACTCTAAATGTGGTCACAATTTGAGTGGTCGAACGCGCCGCCTTTTCAGCAGAAACTTGATTATGCGGGACGAACCGATGGCCAACCCGTTTATATCGGGTGGGCGACACCCGGAGTTCAAGATACGGATGCCAAATGGAAAATTAGAAAATTAACTTATAACACAGATGGGTCCCTTTCTCAGATTCAATTCGCTAACGGAGATGTAGGGTTCCAACAAATTTGGGCGAACCGCTCCGACAGTACATTAATTACCTATAAATGAAAAAGTTCATTCCATTTCTTCTACTTCTTCCGTCTCTTCTTCAAGCTGAACCTCTTAAGTTTATCTTTAATCCACATACCGGGACTCTTGATGCGATTACTCGTATAGACAGTAATACGGTTCAAGCCGGTCCTTCATGTACATCAACGAGTTTATCTACGGGTGCGGTCATTATCAACTGTACCGGGGGTAGCACCACGCCTGGTGGTGGTAATTATAACGTTCAGTTTGACTCTGCCGGAGTGTTTACAGGAGCTACCTTCTTAAATGTATTTTCTACCAGTATGACCGTGACCGGTGCCGGAGGCCAGAGTGTCACTTACAATATCTCCGTAGGTAGCATGACGATCAATGGCTCAGGTGCAGGAGCCGTACAGTACGCTGAGGGATTGGATTCGACCGTTTTCGCCTCTAGCCCTACGATGGACAACTTCTGGGCGTCTTCCAGCTCTCATGCTTTTGTCGCCAACTTTAACGGTAATTCTTCAACCTATACGTTTGTGGTATCGAGCGTCACCCCCGTAGCAGGTCAGTGTGCCTATTGGACGCCGAGTGGCCCTAATTCGTGGACCGTAGGCAGTATCGCCTGTGGGTCAGGAGGTGGCGGGACTCCAGCGGGGAACTCTTATGACGTTCAGGTAGATTCCAATGGAGCCTTTGGGGGATCCGATAACTTCCAGAATAACGGAACCCAGATTTCAGTTAACCCTGCCGATACAACGACCTTTGTTAATGAATCTACGGTTACTTATAGTGGTTTTAACAGTTGGGAATGGGCTGGAACCAATATTACCATGGATGCCGCCAGTCCATTAACATGTTCGGATTCTACAACCCTAACCTCTCCGGTAGGAGTAATAGACCCTTCGGGCGGATCAGGAAATGGAACTATAGCTATTCTGGAACAGGTAGCCGGTACTTATAAACCCAGTTACCAATTTCAGGGACCGACCGGTGGATTGATAGCTTATATGGGATATTCTAATTCTGGAACGAAAGGATTGACCTTTGGAGGAGGTGATGACGGCGTAGCGAATCCACCGATCTATTTTGATTTAGGGTTTGGTGGAGGCGGCGCTACCAAAAACGCCCATTTCAATTTCGGTGTTATTTCTTCAAGTTGGTCTGGAGGAGGGCTAGCCACCTGCGGAAGTGCTACACAAGCCCTCGGATTTACCTCGACCAACACATTTGCCTGTCAGTACGTTCCGGGAGCAGGAGGTGGCGCTTCGTTTAGTTTGGTGGTGACCACCGGCGGTCCCACCAGTTATATCGGTCCTCCGATTTCCAGTTTCAGTACCACGACTACTCTATTGTTCGATTCTAATACGACTCAAGGATCACTTTTAGCATCCAATACCTATTTCTTTCAGTTACAGCCATCATCGGTCACTTTACAGGGTCCGTTACCCACCAAGCTAGGAACGGTGAGTGTAGGGACCTGGCAAGGAAGCGTAATTGACGATACCTACTTATCACCGGACATCCAGTTCTTTGACGCCTCCCAACCTTTTACGGCTACACAGGTATTCGCGGGGAGTGTTACCTTTCAGGGTTTAGTAGGAATTAACTCCAGTATCAACACCGATTTGACAGTTACCGGAGCCTCCACCACCTTGGATGGTTTAGTGGGGATTCCAGGGAGTATCAATTCACTCTTGACGATCACGGGTGCCTCCACGACGATTGACGGGTTAATAGGAATCCCGGGAAGTATCAATACGGATTTGACCGTTACCGGGGCTTCTACGACGTTGGACGGACTCGTAGGGATACCTGGAAGTGTCAATACACAGTTAACGGTAGGTTCTTCCGTTACCGTTCAGGGAGCTTTAGCCGTTTCGTCCAATACTATTCTTCCGGGAACTACGTTTTATCAGAATGGTAACGTTATTGAAGGCTATATCGGGTCTTCGGTAGTTGTTCCGGCGTTTATTTCCTACACCACCAACGTGTCCAGTCAAGCCTTCGTGATTATGAGTACCAATGCGTTACCTGTTTTCAGCGTTAAGAATTCTTCGGTAAGTGCCGGGGATTATCTTTTGTCCATTTCATCAACGGCGGGAGATGCCGTTAATAATCTGTTTCATTTTGACACGTTTGGAAACTTTTATAGTTCGGGAAGCATGCACGCGCAAGGAGATGTGACCGCCGTAGGTCAAGGGGTCTTTACCAGTTCGGTGAGTGTATCGTCGAATACGCTTCTGCCCGATGCCACGTTCTATCAGAATGCGCCTGTGGTGGCTAGCTCCATCACTTATATTAATGGAGTTGTATCGGCTCCTTTGGGGTTAAGTGCGGCCAGACAAATCGTTACACAAAGCCCTGTCAACACTCAGACGTTTAGTTCCAATGGCACATGGGTCAAACCCACCTGGGCGCAATTCGTCAAAGTGGTTTTGGTAGGTGGTGGTGGTGGGGGTGGAGGTGGTAAAGGTGCAACGGCCGCAGCCATTGAAGGGGGAGGCGGCGGTGGGGGTGGTGGAGCTTGGTGCGTCTTTCAGTATTTAGCCTCAGATTTAACAGCAACAGCCGTTGTCACTATCAGTACGGGTGCTGGAACAGCGGCGGGTGGTAATGCCGGTAACGGCGCGGCGGGGAACACCGCCAGTCCCACTAAATTTGCAGGGTCAACGATTTCGACATTTACCTGCTACGGAGGAGGTGGGGGAATAGCCGGTCAAGCCAGTAACGGCACAGGCGGTTCAGGAGGGGGTACCGCAGGGCCTGGTTTGACCGGAGCAACTTCAGCTATAAATGGTGGCAATCCAGCTCAAACGTCAAACGAAATTGGGATGGGTGGTGGAGGGGCAGGTGCCACAACGGGAGCCGCTGGGTTGGGTGCGGAGTGGGGGGGTGCCTCGGGTGGGGGTGAAGCCGGAACCGCCGGGGGTGCTGGACTGGCAGGCGGAAGTGCGCAATACGGTGCAGGAGGCGGGGGTGGAGGAGGTAGTTGTCAGGCCGCATCCCAATTCGCCGGAGCCGCAGGAGGCGCGAGTAACAGTTTCACCGCAGGAGGTGGCGGCAGTGCAGGTGGCGCAGGAAGTAACGCAGGATCTACACCTTCCCCGGGTTCAAGTGCCATAGCGGGAGGTGGCGGAGGTGGTGGAGGATGTAGTATTACCGTAGTGGGTGGCGCAGGAGCCACAGGTGCTGTGCCTGGAGGCGGTGGCGGCGGTGGTGGATCAGGGGTTAACGCCTCTGGTGTAGGGGGTGGCGGAGGGGGTGCTGGAGCCGCTGGCGAAGCGTGGGTGTACTCATGGTAAAACGCTTAATCGCCATTATTTTGGTTCTATCCATTCCCCTTCAAGCGGCGGCTCCTCCAGCCGGAAAATGTGATCAGGGAGGATTTGCTGCAACTACAAATGCTTCCTGTGCTTTAAGTGGCATGGTTCTTGGACAGTTAATTGCGTGTGTCATATTTGTTCAAAGTACTACGATCACGATATCCAGTTTTTCTGATGGTGGAACAGGCCAGACATGGCATACGATAGGACCTGTCATCGGTTCAAATAACGAAACGTTTATTATCTGGGCGATTGATACAGGGAGTACGTTTGCCACTACAGGGGTTGTCCTATCGGCTAATGGCACAGGAGACACTTTTTGTGCGGAGTATTCCAACATGGCCTCCGTGGGAACAGTGGCTGATTGTAATTCCGCGGGGTCGTCTGGGAATAGCACTTCTTTAACAAGCGGAAGCTGTACGCCATCAGCGGCTAATGACGTTATCTTAGGTGGGGGTGGTTCGATGGCAAACAGTATCACCTATACAGCCGGAGGATCGTTTACGATTGAAGCGCAGGATGCTCACTCAACGCAAGGAAATTCCGCAGGTTGGGAAGACGAAAATTCCGCATCCTGTTCTTCTCAGGCGGCGACCATGACAGCTTCCGGATCAGCCGCACAATGGTCCATGATTATGGCGGCGTTTAAAACGAATAGTCCGACTTCGTGCAGTTCACCCCCTCAAAGGGGTGTTATATTTTTAGAAGGTGGGTCCACAAAAATGGAAGGTGGAACGGTAAAAATTAAATGACTAGGAAAGGACACATTATGAAAAAATGGATTTTAGCTTTAGCTCTTATTCTAAATAGCGGGATGGTCATGGGTGGTTCTTTGACAATAACAGCACCTGCCACGAATGTCCCTGGAGGGTCTACGGGTCAGTGGCAGTACAATAATGCGGGGGTTTTTACAGGTGTCACTCCTTTTACGTTTGTGTCCAGTTCTACCCTTACCTCCACTAACACGATTTGTTTAGCTTCGGCTCCGGCCGCAGGACTTCCGTTGCTGCTACCTCATTCCACAGGAAATACGGGACAAATACTTCAGATTACGAAGGTAAATTTATCGACTTATCCCGTTACGATTATGGCGAATGGCGCGGATTTAATTGCGGGTACGACCGGACTTTTAACCCTTAATGCGGCAGGTCAAACCGATGAAATCATAGCGGATGGTGCAGGGAACTGGTGGCCGCATGGTCAGGGGATACAAGCGACTCCTCCCAGATTAATGGAAAGTATTTATCAGCAAACGGGAACGTTTACGGAAAATTCTTCTAGCGGTATCGTCATTTGCCCCCTTTATGTGACTGTTCCCGTCACTGTTCAAGGATTTACGTATGTGACATTGGCTCAAGGAGGGGCCTCCACAATTGCTTTTGGAATCATGGATAATAACGGAAATGTAGTTGCCAGTACGGGACCTGTTCTCACAGGTGCCGTAGGAGCACGAACCGTTCTTTTAAATAACTTTAACGTTAATATTCCACCCGGTGCGTATTATCTGGCCACACAACTTAATACAACGAATGCTCAAATAGAAGGGTCAGGGAGTACCGGGAACAGTCCTACCGGATGCTCTTTTTACGCGGAAAATGCCATGGGGATCGTCGGTATCACTTTAGGAACTACGTCTCCCAGCGTGGCTCCTGCTGTTTCTGTTCTAGTTTCTGGAGGTCGAACAACGTTACAGTGAAAAAGAGATATCTATTCATTATTTTTATTGGAACGTCGGTATGGGCGGTTCCACCTGTTATTTCTCCGTCTACGGCAGTCGTGAGCGCCCGACAGACCATCCAGTTTAGCGCACAGAACTCGGTGAATTGGTCACTCGCCGCAGGAAGCGCGGGGTCAATTACGGCGGGGGGACTCTATACGGCACCCTCGTTAGTCACTCCGCATAATGTGGTGGCAGGATGCCAGTTAGGAGCCAATGACGACATCGCCAATGTACGGATTGATTCACTCCCAGTCGATGCAAACAGTACCAATCGGATTAATAATGTGGCCGATATAAAACTGAGCTTTGAAATCGCGATGCCGTTAAACATCGTAGATAACACCACCCCAACTACTGTTTTGCATCCGTTCTACACCACGGAAAATGATGGAGTTTCTTTCCCGCTTCTCGCGTTTCCCTATAATGGAGTCGAAAACGCGGCCACCCCCAACAACTACTTCGCTCAAGACCGGCATCAGCATGGCGTGAATAAAGATACCTGTCAGTTCATTGAACTTTACAATAAGTATCCGACCGGAACCAATGGGGCGAACCAGAACGCTAATATCCAGTCGGCGATCAAATATTGGGGCATGAGTTATGCGCTACCCGATGCAGGAAACGGCGGTGGATCGACAGACGCCGCTGGAACCCAGATGCAGAAATATTTACCGCATTATTCCGAAATCAAAGCGGGAGTCATTAACCACGCGCTCCGGTTTACCTTAGCTAATGGGTATGAATACAATGGGCTCTTATGGCCCGCGACCGCTTTTACCAACCAGTGTCAGACGCTATCCACCTGTTTTCCCTATGGGGCACGGTTGCGTCTTAAAGCCGGGTTCCAAATAGGCCATTACAGCAAAACCGCTCAGATCTATCTATTAGCTCTCCAGCATTACGGTATGATTAACGCCGATGGGGGTACGACGTTTGCCGTTCAGACCTCGGCAGACGTTGCAGCGGATACGACGACCTGGTACGCTTTCTTAAATGAAATTATTGTGAGTACCATTTCCAAATCGAACTTTGAGCAGGTGGACGAATCCAGTCTCATGGTGTCCTCCTTCACGAGTAACGTGAATTTGAATAATCCTTATATGACGCCTGATCTCTATGCCTCGGTGATCGCTACTAACCAGTCCGATCAGGTGGCTTCGACTCAAGCCATTCCCATTCAGGGAGTGGGAATTGGATTTAAGAATGTTCCTTACACACCGAACAATGCCGCCATCAGTGTCATGGCAGGAACACCGGCGTTTCAGATCCCTGTGATTATTACGGGGTCTTCTGATCCCACCACCACGTGCACGATGTCACCTACCCTTGGAACACTTACAGCGGGGTGCCTCTATACAGCTCCGGCGTCCCAAGTGAACTTACTATCCAGTACGACAGTCACGATTACACCCAAGATTGACACAACCCAGGCGTTTAGTTTCCCATTGGTTGTTTATCCATCAGACGGTATCCGTGTCCGCTTGGGACCCAAATCAGGAGCCAATTCTCCGGCTCCGACGTATGACGCCGCAGGAGATTTACAGGACGCCGCCGGGAAGTGGTGGTGGGATGATCCCATTGGAAATAACATGGTGTTCTATTCGAGGGATGACGACTACTCGCCACAATCTTCCTGGGGAAGTGCGACAGATGTGAACCTATTTTATACAGCGGCACACGGAACCTCCGACGGGGTGTTTTCCATGATGGTACCTAACGGGAACTATACACTTTCGATGGGGTTTGCTTCAGACGGAAACAACAATAGCGTGACGGCTTCAAGCGCCTCTATTGATTCGCAAGGGATCATTCTATTGAGTACAACCAGTCTGGTGCACCAATCCTATAACCCGAATACGCTTTCTTATCCGATTCAAGTAACGAATAACCAGTTCTACTGGGCGCTCCGGGAAGTATCCTCGACCCAGTTTCCACTAATTAGTAAATGGAGTTTGATTTTTAACAGTCCTCTAGCGGGTACATCTCAGTCCCAATCCTGGCAGGGAGGGATCTTGATGAAAGGTGGGGTGACGGGACAGTGAGTGATGAATCGAAGTTGACAATTGAAAAGTTTAAGCTCAATGAACGCTTGCAGGGTGTAGAGACGCAAGTAGCCCTTTTAAGACAGTCTATTGAAGATTTGAAACTAATCAAGAACGAAGTCCATGAACACATTTTACAGGAACTCATAGAAACGCGAAAAGTGCTTTTTGGAACGGACATCAAAAAAGGACTCATTGTCGATGTAGACCGTTTGAACGAAGCCGAAAAAAACCGGAATCGCCATTGGATGGCGATCTGGGTTATTATTTCAGGTATTATCATTAACGCTATTTACCGTAGTATCACGATCGGACAGGAATTTCAGAAAATTGAAACGTCTCAAGGGATCACGAATGGAGGGCATTAGTTGCCCCAAATGCGGAGCGAGTTTAGACCGATGGCCCTCGGAGTTAGGGCCGGGCTGGTGTCCCAATAACTGTATGACACTTAAATGGTTTACTCAAGAAGAAGTCGCCGGGTTGATTGAACCGCTTCCGGAAATGCTGGACGAAGCACGTAATGAACTGGGACAACCGATTGTTCTCACATTCACGACCGGCGGCCAGCATTGCGGAAACTCGGCGCATTATAAGGGTCTTGCGGTCGATATCGGATTGGGACATTTAGCCGAAGGATTTGAACGGGACACCTACCGATGGGGACTTTATAAAGCCCTTTTTAATGTCGGATTTCGTAGAATAGAGTTTGCTCCGCTCCACGCGCATGTGGATATTGCACAGCCACCGGACTATCCATCGCCCATTTTTTGGCCTGGACAAGACACATGAACCATATCTTACCCGGAGAAAGGCGCATGGCGATGAAACTCAAAGAATGGTCTTATCGTGGAATGGCTAAAGCCGGTCTACGGGTTCGTTCCGAAGAAATTGATCTATCATTAGACGAAACCTTTAAAACTAAAAACAAAAGAAAGGTATTTAACGCCTACTCCGGAATCCGGGTTCCTTTACTGATTATTCTGTTTCTATGCGCCGGTCGGATTCATGCAACCGCTTCCGTCAACGACTTAAATAACGAAATCTCGGTTCTTAAATCCACCACCACCCAGACCGTGACCGATGTCAATAAAGCCCTCTCGGATTTTAAAAACCAGATCAATTTAACTCAAGGCGTTCTTGTCTTAGGAGGGATCGAGTCCATGTCGGTATCGACGTCGACCGACTGGCCGATTACGTTTCTAGCCAGTACCTTTTCGGTGACGACCCTTCAAATGGATCTGGTGATTCCTTCGTCTTTTACGGTCGGATTGATTGTGTCGGGCCCGGCGGCGTTAGCCTCCGGTAAATCTGTTATCTTTTCTACTGTTAACGGGACCCGGCATTTAACGATTACAGGCGTCGCTCCTAACCCGATTCCCACTGGAGTCGTGGCCCTGGTTTCTTTACAACCGGGACCTTCCATATTGAAAGGTTACCACATATTGAGTTTAATGAACCCGGTAGCCACCGATGGATCAGGGGCGAATGTCCCGGTCTTGTCCGAAGACGGCTTAATTGAGGTTCAATGACCCAGGAATACCGACGTTCAGGCGATTTCCCAATTCAACTACAGACGATCGAGAATTTACTTCTCGAAATAAAAACACAAGGAGATACTATTATGAGCCAGCTAGATGATTTAAATGCACAGGTGACCGCCGTTCAAACGGCAGCATCACAACTCGGAACCGACCTAACGGCCTCGATTGCAGACTTACAGGCGAAACTGGCCGCGGCGTTGGCCGCAGGAACCGCCCCGGACTTGACCGCTCCGATTGCGAGCTTGACAGCGATTGCCGCGTCTTTAACGGCCTTGGATACGTCGTCCAAAGGGCTGTAGTCGTGCGCGTTCATCTGACGATGGACGCCGTCGCTCAGACCGCGCACTTCTTCATCAGTACCACGATCCTCTTTGGATCGACGTTGGTGATTGGCTGGCATGGTAAATGGATCGGAACGCTGATGGTAATCGGATGGGCGTTTTTTAAAGAGGCCTATTGGGACCCGGTCCACGAAGATCCGACCACCGAAGGGTCTGGTATCCGGGATTTCACGTGGTACATGATCGGGTTACTAGCAGCGCACATAGTCCTTTTTATTAAGGAGGCCTTATGAACTTCATTCAAAAGATACTCGCCCAAATGAGTCTTACGAAATTGTTCGATGCCATCAACGGCCGAAAAACGTATCTCTTGGCCCTTTTAAACGTCGTGGTGGCTGTCATGGGCCATTATTGGGGACCGTTTCATTTAGCGGGAGGCATTGTTCCCAAGGAATCTTGGAATGACGTGTGGGGCGTGATAAATACATCGGGGTTTATTGCCTTCTTCCGGCATGGGGTTTCTAAGATCAATGGAGTCCCCTCATGATGAAACGATTGCTCGTATTCCTTGGACTCTTTCTAATATTCTGTTATCCGTGTTACGCCTTAAACGTGAACGGGGTTCCCGCGGTGTCTTCCACCAGTGTCGCCGGGACTCCGGTATCGTCTTTAGGCGATGGTCTTCATTTACTGGATAACGTTCAACCGAGCGGATGCCGGGACGTTCTGCAAGGTCAATGGCTGGGCTGTACGGGCTCGTCCGTTTACAAGAAGTATTATTTAAGTCTGGATGCGGTCTATGCGGTTCCCATTGGCGGTAACGGTTTCTTTGCACCGGGCGCCAGAGTCTATATCGGCCAACTGTTGATGGATCAAGTCCCGTCCATTCAAAGGATAGCCGTTAATAACGTGGTCTTAACGAGCGCCTTGAACTATCTTTCGGCCGGTGGCTTCTACACCCGCGATCTAAACCAAGGGATCGACCATGCCGGGTACTACATGGGTTTCTTGGTGAAATTCAGTTAATCGTTGGGATCGGTAAGTCCACGGCCCAGTAAATTCCATACCAACCGGTGGTCTCCCCGGTTCATCGCCACACGGATCGCCCACCAGCGCGTTACCACGAAATAATCCTGCCCGATTCCGAACACGAACAGAACCCAGAAAAGAATCATCCATTTATTGGGCCCGTGTCGTAATGTCCACTTGCCAAGGTATTTTTTCATGAGGCACCTCCCCATTCTTTTCTTTCACAAATTCCGTACAGGCCTTCTGCGTATCGCCACAATCTTCGGAGATGATTTTATTTCCCTTCTTGTGTTGCGCCGACCAGGTATGGACTTCGACTTCACTTTGTCCATCGACACTTTTACCGTAATAGTCGGTCGTGACCTGCACCCACCACGGGGGCTCATCCCCCCATACTTTAAGCATGAACGATAATAAGAGCAGTGGAATCAAATAGAGATAAGGTTTCATCTAGTCTCCGCGATCCTTAAAAGAATCTGTTTACACTTTTCGCACGGCAGTTGATCAGCGGCAAACCGTAAGGTCACCCGTTCAATCGGCACTTTTTCTTGAATCTGTCTCTGAACTTCTACCAACTGCTTACTACAGGCCAAGTATCCGGCGTCATAGACCACCTTCTCCCGTTCGGTTAATTCTTTGTAGTCCATTATTTATCAAGCTCCCAATACCCGCACTTCGGACAGCGTTTATCGAAGCGGTATCCAGCGCGGTAGTAGCCGTACATATAACACCCCAACGCCACAATGAACAGAAGAAGCCCGTAGAATGCAATGTCCGCATCGCGCTTGTTGTGTTTGCCGATCAGTCCATCGTAGACCGCTTGTTGTTCAGTCATAAATGGTCCGCCACAAATAGGTAACCAGCCCAAAACAAACCCCACAGGATAAACCACACTACACACCAGAATAAACAGGGATGGGTCATTGAAATCTATTCCTCCACCACCAGATTAGGCGTTGTTTAAAAGTCGCTTTGCGACACTGTGTACAACGACAGAAATAAAACCAGTAACCTAAAGGTAAAGTCATGGAGTTTTTGTCCATGCAAGGATATTCAGCAAAATTGAAAGTCAGCCATTTGTTCTCTCTCCCCGCTCGCAGGCGGATAAAGCTATTCCTAAAGCATCCGCTGATTCACGAATCCATCCCGTTTGCATTAAGTGTTCAGCCGCCTCCCTGACCTTCCGTAGCAGGGCGTTCTCTTTTTCCAAGAGGGCGTTGCGGTCCCTTAATGTTTCACGCTCGGATTTATACTCGTGAGCTAAACGCCATGCTCTATTTAATTCACTTTCACTCATCGTTTCGGGGCCTCGCTTTGTTCACATTGTTCGCACATAGCAATCACATAGGTCGTTGATACTACTAGACAGGTACGATGAGAAGGTCTTAAAACTCCGTGTAGCCAAAACACAAAAGCGCCCCAAACTGTAGAAAAATCCAATAGCCGTTTGTCGTAGTCTTTGAAGTTACTCATTCAGTCCTCCCAGAGCGACGGAGCAATCCGCTCCGCCAGTTGTCTTTCGGGGGTGGGGGTCATTTTTTAATTCTCCAATGGTGTTTACAATTCCAGTCAATGTGGCAATAACATCCACACCCAGAAAATCCGCGTTCATCTTCATGGCCCCACGCATAAAAACAAAATGTGTGAATCCCAAAGAAACACCAAATAGTAGGAAGTGGGTCGCCATCA